AAGCAGTTCATCAGTGACCATATCGCCCCGGGGAAGGCCCTCCGTGAGGGAGATGCCCAGGTTGCAGCAGCCTCTGGTTTCTCAGCCGCAAGGAGTGTCCTGTCCCGAAGGCACACGCGAGCTGTGGACAGTGGCCTCCAGGCCCTGGAGGAGATTGAGAAGTCTGTAGATGGACCGAAGGCTGAGGTGAAGGCCCCCGAGTCTGCCATCGTGGGCAACTTCGCTGAGTGGGCAGCTGGCTACACCGGCCCCAAATTCAACTTCATCCACTGCGATTTCCCCTACGGCATTGGGATGCACAGGTCAGGCCAAGGGCGCGCGGTCGAGTGGGACAACTACCAGGACAACCCGGAGATATACTGGGACCTTCTCAAGGAGTTGGACACCCACTTGGGAGCCATCGCGCACTCCAGCTGCCACGTCATGTTCTGGTTTTCCATGAAATTCTATTGGGACACCCTCGCACAACTCAAAGCAATGGGCCTCACGGTAGACCCCTTCCCCCTGGTGTGGCACCGCTCAGACAACAGCGGCATCCTGCCTGACCCCACCCGCGGCCCCAGGCGGACCTACGAAACCGCCTTCATGTGCCGGCGCGGGGACAGGCCAGTAGTCAAGTCTGTCGCCAATAGCTATCCCGCACCCACCACGAAGTCCGAGCACATGAGCGAGAAGCCTGAGCCTGTGCTTCGTCACTTCTTCCAACTGTTCGTGGACAACACCACCACCTTGCTGGACCCCACCTGCGGAGGTGGAGGCGCACTGGTGGTGGCTGAGGAGATGGGTGCCGAGCGCATCTTCGGCATGGACATCAACCCAGAGCACGTCACGACAACCAATCGCCGGCTGCAAACAGCCCGGAACATCCAAGCGCTGAGGGAGAAGGAGACATGAGCTATCCCAGAGTAGTGCGGAACCTTAACCTGAAGCCTACAGGACAATCACGCACCTTAATGCCCTCCCCCGTGGGCATCTGCGGCTACAAGGGCGCTGGCAAGACAACCGCTGCGCTTGCCCTCCGAGCCAAAGACTACCGCAGTGTCCCCTTCACCTTGCCCCTCAAGCGAATGCTCTTGGCCTTCGGCCTAAGCGAGGAGCAAATCAACGGCAGGCTCAAGGAGAGCCCCACCACACTCCTCTGCGGCAAGACCCCTAGATGGGCCATGCAGTCCCTGGGGGTCGAGTGGGGCCACAAGCTGATCCACGAGGACATCTGGCTCGCCGCATGGGAAGCCGAGGTCGAGCGCTCCAATGACGAGGGGGATGACCCAGTCGTGGTGGACGACCTGCGCTTTCACAACGAGGCCAGACGTATCATTGACCTTGGCGGGATCATCATCTATATCTCCCGCGAAGGCTGTGGCCCCAGCGACCATTCCACCGAGACCGAGGCCGCGAGGCTCTACCGTGACTTCGTAATCGTCAACGACCAAGACCTGGAGTACATTGATGCTTGCATTGGAGGAATACTGGAATGCTGCACCCGTACCCCCAACAATCGTCCCGGGCTCTAAGGCGCTCTTCTTAGCTGAGGCCCCCGGCGCCGAGGAAGATGTCCTTGGCGAGGTCCTGATTGGGGAGTCTGGCAAGGAGTGCACAGAGATGCTGTCCGCCGCGGGCATCCCCCGCAGCACTGTCAGCCTTGCCAACGTGCTCCCACGCCGGCCAATGCAGAACAACCTCAAGAGCCTCTGCGTTAAGAAGGCAGAGGTCCCGGCCAGCTATACCTACCCTCCAGTATCCGGCCAAGGTAATTACCTCCACCCCGAAGTCCTCAACGACGCGCTTCCCAAGCTGCGAAGGCTCCTTGAAGAGCTCAAGCCCAACCTTGTCGTAGCCATGGGCAACACTGCCCTGTGGGCTATGTGCCAGGTCACCGGGATCAACAAATACCGAGGCACTGTGCTGCCAGCCCAGTTGGTCCCAGGCCTCAAGGTCCTGCCTACCTTCCACCCAGCCTATATCCTGCGAGTGTGGAAAGAGCGTGTGGTCCTGGTCTCTGACTTCATCCGCGCGCGCCAGGAGCTCCAGTACCCTGACATCCGCAAGACCTCTCGAAAGATATGGATTGAGCCCACCTTGGGAGACCTGGATACATTCCAGCGGGAACATCTCCAGGGCGCCGAGGTTGTGTCCTGCGACATCGAGACTTTCCGCCGGCAGATCACCTGCATAGGCTTCGCGCCCAACCGGGGGCACACCCTGGTCGTCCCCTTTGTAGACCGGGGCAAGGAAAACTGCAGCTATTGGGAGACCCCTGAGGACGAAGCCCGCGCGTGGAGGTGGGTGCGGAACCTCCTTGAAGGTCCCACCCCGCTGGTATTCCAGAACGGCCTCTACGACTTGCAGTACCTGGCCCTCTATGGCTTCCGTCCCACCCGGTTCCTGCACGACACCATGCTAATGCACCACGCGCTGCATCCCGAGATGAAGAAGTCCTTGGGCTTCCTGGGCTCCCTGTACACTCAGGAGGGCGGCAGCTTCAAGCTGTTCAACCCCAAAGGGTCTGACCACTTCAAGCGAGAGGATACCTGATGTCAACATTCGAGCAGATCGCCAAGGAACGCCAGGTCGTAGTGCATTCCCACATCTCATCCGCGGTTGCCAACTCCAACCAGGGCACCAAGCTGGCCATCGGGATGCACACTGAGGGACTGTCTACCCCGGACAAGGTCCCTGGTCAGCTAACCCAAATCCAGGTCATCATTATGTCTGTCGCGGAAGCCGAGCACTTCCTGGTCGGTGTGCAGAAGGTTCTGTCGAGAGTCCGCGCAACACAGCTGAGAGACAAGGGATGAAGGGGCACACGTTCTTTAATCTGTTCAGGTACGGCCTCAGCTGTTCCCTGAACGAGGGACGGTTTCCCAATTTTCATCTGACTATTAACAACAAGCACACGAGTATCCAGTTCTACTTCTACATAGCCATCACGAACAGACTACGTTTCTATGCTATGAAGCCCTGGAGACAACCTTGGAAACTGCACGTTGGAAGGATGGAGTCATGGATCGACCCAAGGTTAGTCGGATGAAGTCCCTGGTCATCATCGAGTCCCCCTACGCTGGTGAGATCGAACGCAACACCCTGTATGCCTGCCGCGCCATGCTGGACTCTCTCGACACAGGAGAGGCCCCCATCGCCAGCCATCTCCTGTACACCCAGATGCTTGACGACAACATCCCTGAACACCGCGCGCTCGGCATCGCCTGCGGCCTTGCATGGCGCAGGGTCACTGACTACGCTGTGTTCTACATGGACTACGGGATGTCCAGCGGAATGCTTGAGGCCAAGGAGCTGTATGACAAAGAGGGACGCGGCTACGTCGAGCGCTTCATAGGAGAGAACCCCACCTGATGGCCCGCATTATAGACTCAGCCAACCTCAAGCAGAAACTCAACGGCCAGATCGAAGGCTTTGCCGCGGAGCAACAGCTCTGGATATACAACGGCATGGACTGCACAGTAACCCGTGAGGTCCTGGACTCCCTACAGCCCCAACTCGACCACGAAACCGCTAAGACCTATGAGTTCGAGCGCCTGATGTGCATCCCCGCTATGGCTATGATGCGCCGGGGAGTGCTCACCAGCAGTGCATACAGGTCTGAGCTCGTAGGGTACTTCCAAAAGCGAATGGCCAAGGTCCAGAATGTCCTGGACACAATGGCCAGGGCTGTCTGGGACAAGGGGCTGAACTACAACTCCTCGAAGCAACTCCAGGAGTTCTTCTATGACACGATGATGCTCCCACCTATATATGTTTCCGAGAAGGGCGTCCGTCGCAGGTCCTGTAACCGTGAGGCCCTGGAGCAGCTGGAGATCTACCTGTACGCCCGGCCATTCATCCGGGCTATCCTTTCTCTCCGTGAGATGAAGAAGAAGCTCCAGGTCCTCCTTGCAGGCATCGACGAGGACAAGCGTCTCCGTACCTCCTTCAACGTGGGCGCAACGGAAACCGGGCGCTGGTCCTCCAGCCATAACGCCTTCGGCACCGGGGACTCTCTCCACCAGGTCACCGAGGTCATCCGCCGGCTGTTCATCGCAGACCCTGGACACATCCTCGTCAGCGTTGACCTCAAGGGCGCCGAGTCTTGGGGTATGGCGGGCCTCTCCGGAGACAGGAAGTACCTGGCAGCCTGTGAGTCTGGCGATGTCCACACCGCTGCGGCCAAGATGATGTGGCCTGAGCTCCCATGGACCGGGGACCTTCGTCTGGACCGTGAGCTCTCTGAGGAGATCTACTACCGCCACTTTTCCCGCAGAGACATGACCAAACGTGGGGGCCATGCCACCAACTACATTGGCTCTGCATGGGGCATTGCCAAGAAGCTCCAGATCGAGCAGCAGGTGGTCGCCGAGTTCCAGCGGGCATATCTCAAACTCTTTCACGGTATCGACGAGTACCACACAAAGACCTCCGAGGAGCTCGTTCTGGGAGAAGACTTCGGAGGTAATCGCGGGGCGCCCCGCCAGCTTCGCACTCCCATGGGCCGACGCAGGACCTTCTTCGGCCGTCCCTGGGACGACGCCACCGTGCGCGAGGCAGTTGCGTACCGCCCGCAGTCGCTGATTTCCGATGTACTCAAACTCGGAATGCTGTGGGTGTACCAGGAACTGGAGCCAACCTTCCAGCTACTTCAAGAAGGCCACGACTCAATCCTGGGCCAGGTTCCAGAGGCTCGGGTTGAGGAACTGGTAGAACGCGCGCTCCTCCTCATGACCATCCCCATCAAATTCCGCTCAGGCATGGAGTTCGCAATACCTCTTGAGGCTTCCGTAGGCTACAACTGGTCCAAGGCGGACCCAAAGCGCAAGCGTTTCAAAGACGGCAACCCGGGTGGACTGGTAGATTGGGAGGACTACAAGAGTGGAAAAGCTACGCCCAAACGAGAGAGTGCTTCCCTCTTGGATCAAAGGCTTTCTGGCATACTGCAATGAGACTGTTGCCCCGATACATTACCTGGAGTGGTCTGCGGCCCACGCTATTGCGGCTGCTCTGCAGAGGAAAGCCTGGGTCACCTACAACGGCGAAAGACTCTACTCCAACCTCTTCATCCTACTTGTGGGACCCCCACGGATTGGTAAGTCCACAGCAATCAAGCGCGTCAGGCGCCCGATGGAAAAGGTCAAAGACATCAAGATCGCAGCAGACTCAGTCACCAAGGAGCAACTCTACGTAGCCATGGAGAAAGTCTCTAATTCCCTGGCGCATGTAGATCTCCCAAGCATTCCAGGGCTGTACAACCATGCCTCCTACAACATCACCAATACAGAGTTTGGGGTGATGCTCTCCAAGGAGGACAAGCAGTTTATGCTTGCCCTCTGCAAGATGTATGATTGCGAGGACACCTTCCGCCACGAGATAAAGACTGGGGACAGCTCCCATATCGAGAATGTGTTTCTGAATATGATCGGCGCGGCCACCCTGGTAGGCCTCCGTGATATTCTTCCAGAGGCCGCCTTCCAGACCGGCTTTGCCGCGCGCCTCAACCTTGTCTATGCCTCCGAAAAACGCGGAGCCCACAAGCCCACCCTGGGTGAGGACCCAGAGGAGAAGATGACCGAGGACTCCGGGGATGCCGAGCTCTCCAAGGCCCTGCGGCGGGACCTCAATAGTGTGCACAAGCTGTCCGGGCCTTTCGCTTTCGCCCCTGAAGCCCGCGCGGCATTCTTCAGCTGGCTTGAGAGCGGGATGCATCCGAAGGTCACGCATATGCAGTTCGCCTCCTACAACGATGCCAGGGATATCCACCTGCTCAAGCTGGCCATGGTGCATTCCGCTGCAGTCAGCAATGACATGATTATCACCATGCAGAACTTCCTCGACGCCAAGGACATGCTGGAGCGTAACGAAGCACTCATGCCGCAGGCTATCACCTACGTTGGAGCCAACGAGCAGCAGGCCTACATCGAGGAGGCCCTGAGGTTCATCGCCACCGAGTATGTCCGCAGAGGGATGAAGCCAGTCCCTGCATACCTGGTGCGCCAGCAGATCTCCCCCAGGATACCTGTCCAGTTTATCCGCTATGTGATGAACGAGATCGGCTATCAGGGCCTTGCGGAAATCATAGGCGAACCACCACACCACGCGTTCAAGCCTAAGTCTGCGCTGGTACTTGAGGCTGAACACAAAGAGACAGGGGGAGGGCAATGACAAAACAGTACCCGGAAGCTAGGCCATTGCGCTGCGCGAAATGCAACGCGAGAAGCAGGGTCTACACAACAGAGCACCAGGTTGGCAAATGCAAGCGCTATCGTAAGTGTCCCGGCTGTGGAGAGAAATGGATTACGATAGAGGTCAATCAGAAAGACTACAAAGACCTCGTTCGCCGAGCCCTGATTGTCGAGGGAATAGCTGCACAGATCAACACAGACTTAGAGCAGAAATTAGTTGCTGCACTGGAAAGGATAGGAAATGGCTAACGGCGCAGCCCCACGGCGGCTGCGCGTCCCTATTGAATGGGGCGGTGACTGGCGCAGCTTCAAGGACGGGCCACACTGGCAACTGCCTTGGGCAGAGTATCCTATCACAGCCACGGGTGCTGGCTCAGATAGTAGCTGACCATCACGATAGTAGGCGCGGCGTAGTAAGCAACGGCAGCGACAGCCAGGGCACAGAGCAGTATCATTCAGGCTCGAGCCCCGACTCCACTTCCGGCCTCGGTGCCCAGATGTTGATGTTCCTGGTCCCACACAGGAGCCGGAAGCCAGCGCGGAAGTCATACCCGCGCTGGTCGATCTGTCTGCTCAGCACGTCCATCGGCATTGAGCAGAACCGATCAATCACCCCGTTGATAGCCACGTCAACTTCCACCTGTGCCGCCGCATCCAGGGCCTTGAGTTCCGCCTCATAGCGAGAGCAACCAGCGAGCAGGAACAGGGCGAACACTAATACTATTGTCTTCATGGATGCCAACTCCCTTTAACCGCATGCTCAGCCTCATGCCAAGCCGCACACATCAACTCCCTCGAAACCTGCCCGGCCGGCAACCAAACGATAATCTTATTCTCGAAGTAGAACGTAACCGCCAGTGCATTCGGCCCCTTCTTCTCTCTAATCTTATCAAGCGGCATGAACACTAACACCACCCGGGTATAGTCTGGAATAATCAGCTCCTTACTCGGCGGGAACTTCAAGAACTCACACGCAAAGGGGTCCTGGCCGGGCGGGGAGGGATCAGCACACCCGGCCAGGAACAATACGAACGCTAGCAGGAGCGCTCGCATCAACGATCTTTACCGATAGCCGCAACAATCCCAGCGATAGCCAAGCCGGCGGCCACGATGCCCTCAGCCACTTCCGGCTCCAGCACTACACCCGCCGCCGTGAGGAAACTCACGATGCCGAGCCAAGTGCTCCGCTCCCGTAGACGTGCCATTAACCAGTCGAACATGTCACTCTCCTCTGTATAGCTATCCGCAACGCGGACGTATATACTCACCTCGTGAAAGCCAATGCCTTCACTGTCGCCCTTGCGCGAGCGTCATCCATCTGGCGCTCGATCAGGTCAGTTTCTTGCTTGGCCCTCCGTGCCTTAGCGCTTCGCAGGACTGAGTCCATGATCCCATCCATGGACGCTTCCCGTGCAACCACCTGCAGCATCCGCGAGTCCCCTTCACGCTCTGCTTCAGCCCAGGCGCTGCCAAGCTCAGAGATACGCGATCGGAGTTCATCCTGGCGCCTCCACAGGAGCCCAGAAGTCTCGAACCGTCGCTGGATGTCCGTGGGAGTCAGGCCCAGCGCGAACAAGGCACCCTGTCCCAGAGACACATCCGAGAGCAGCTTGTTGCCGGTGTTGAGACTCCGAAGGCTTCGATCCTCCAGCGCCTGCATTGCCTTGTACATTGTCCTGGGCGCAAGCGCGCGGAAGAACTGATCCCGTGTCCGCGAGCTAGCCATTGGGCTAGTCCCTGTGGCGGACCACTGATCCATCATCCCACCGATAGCCTTCCCCAGCGCCGACGCGCGATCCATCAGCGCGAAGCTGTACAGCATGCTCACGTCCCGCCCCAGGTCCGAACCCGGCGCCGCTGCGGAACCCTGCAGGGAAATCCCCGCGAACCCGGGGAGCCCGTAGAACATCCCGTCCATGAGTGCCCCAGTCACGTCCTCACCCAGGAGGTCTTCTGCCTCCCTCCTGTAGCCAAACCCATTGTAAGTCTGCTCGATCATGGACTTGTCAGAGAACGCCTCCACCGCGCCGTCCATGAGGGAGTATCCTGGTATGCCGCCTGCACCTGCAAGCACGCCCGTCCCAGCCATTTGCCACAGCAGTGGCGCCCAGTTCGCGCGCTGAACTCCCTCGTTGGTATACAGCATGAAGTTGGCGATATAGTGCGATGACCAATTCTTGAACAGCCCCAGGGTGCTCCCGACCGCGCCTTGCATGAGCCTCGATCTATCCGCGGCGGTGTACAGGAACATCGTCCGGTCAGTAAACTGCTTCGCGAATTGGTACAGCGCCTCGCCCTCCAGCCCGTGGAAATCTCTCCCTGCAATCCGTCCGAGGACAAAAGAGTGACCACGCGCTAGGACCTCCGTCCGCGCCGGGAGATAGCTAGAGATAGCCTCTACCCCAGCAAGGAATCCCTCGCTGTCCTTCCCAAAAGAGCTGCGCATTAGCACTCCCAGGCTGGATTTCTGCCCCACAAACTCCTCAGCAAACCGTGGGTCCAGGGCACCCTCTCGCATCCCCCTGGCGATGTCCGCGATCAAGTATTTGTCCGCCCCGGCCAGCTCCTTGAAACTCTGGCGCAAAATCTTCAGTGGCTCTAGCACCGATGCACTGCCACGGATAACACCGTCTTTGCCTATCAGCGGCACTGTAGTGTAATGCCGTTGCAACACCTGGATTGGCGCGTTGAGCACGTAAGCAAGCTCTGGCATTGAGGTCTGGATTGTAGTCGCAGCGTTCAGCAGCGGGAACCCCAGGTTGCCCATGCCCAGTGTCCACTGGAACATCAACCTATTGGACTGGCGGAAAATCTTCGAGGCCCCATTGCGTCCGAGAAAGGGCTCCAGCGGCTTGTCTACATAAGACTCGATAAGCTTTGCCACTGGCCCAAGCTGGCCTGAGAGGTCATTCAAGCGCTCTTGCAGCTGGCGCTCCAGCTCAGGCTCTTCCCCTCGCAGCTTGCTGAGTTCCGAGGTATACAGCCCGTCTTTCCGTACCATGTTGTCAGCGATCAGCCTCTCGCGCGCGAAGATGTTGCGCTGGACAAGTTCCCTGAATTCCCGCAGAGTCATCGGCTCCGTAGAACCCATGAAGCCCTGGACACCCTTGGCCTCTTTAAGAAACGCGGGCGAACCCCCTACCCGAAGGGACTCCGCTGCCAGATTGCTCGCGCGCAGGAACTCATCTGAGCTCATGTTGATCTGGGCCGCCAGGTTGAGCTCCTCCGCAAAGCTCCGAGTTCCCAGCACGGACACCTTCATGAAGTCTCGATCCTGCCAGCGCACTGGCATTCCCTGCGCGCCCAGCTGCTCAGTGATCTCATTCGCCTCCCGCACTGCAGAAGCCTTATCCCGCCCGCTGGCTACCCAGACTACATCGCCGCGAGTCCCATCAGGGTTCACCTTCCGCACAGCGATACGGAAGTCCCCGCGCCAGGCCCGCGACAGCATATAGTGTCCCGGCAGGGGCACGAACTTCCCGCCATCCCCAAGGCCCTGCAGGATACCCAGCCGCCGGTTGAACTCGACATCCAGCCCTTGCAGCCTTCGGAACAGGCTCTTCACCCCTTCCGAATAGGCACCAGACTCAACGGCCTCTAAGGGCAGCCTCTTGACAAAGATCACGTTGACGTCCACGAGGTCTCTATCCGTGAACCCTTTCATTATATCGTCCAGACCGCCCTCGCGCTCGACCTTCCCAAGCAGGGTCCGCACCGCTGACTGCCCCAGGGCGAACTTCGGCACACCAAAGACGATCTCAGCCGCACGTTGTTCCGCGCGCGAGAACGCGTACCGGGCCGCGCCCCAGAGAGCCGACGCGCGTGGACTCGCGGTGAACTGCGCCAGCGTAGGCGAGACAAACATCTTCAGGAACCGCCCAGAGTTCAGCCCCGCTTGACCTATCTCCTGAGCCAGGGTGCGCAACTCGGGGCTGGCGCTCCGTTCCAGCATCGCAGACAGCATTGGCCCCATGGCCTTCGGGTTCCGCACTGCCTCGCCCAGGAATTCCCGTGTGGAGGTCGCCTCCAGGATATCCACGAATTCCCTGTAGATCGGCACACTCATCTTTTCCGCAGTGCGTATCTGTGCCTCAATAGGCCCAAAGGCATTCATCTTCACGTTGCGGGAAAACCCCGCATAGCTGCCCGGCGCGAAGAGTTCTGGCCTGTCGGTTTTAAAGATCACCCATTCATCCGCAGCGCCAGTCTTGTGCGGGTCCCCACGGAACTTCTTGGCCATCACGAACAGGCCCTCATTGCGCTCCTTGGTAACAAAGAGGTTCTGCCCCCTGGTTGGCCCCATGGACTCTTGCAGTTGAGTCAGCAGCTTCTTCGCCTTCGGGTCTGTTCCTGGCTGCACCACCCGCAGGAACTGGGTAAATTCCTCCAGGCGCCCCTCGAAGCCAGGCCCGAGTCGCTCTATCTCATCTGCACTTCGACGCAGTGCCTGGTGTGGGAAGGTCTCAAGTATGCTGGCAAGCATCGAGGCGCGGATGTTCTCGTCTTTGATCCCACCGCGCCCGACAACATTAACTCGGAAGCCTCCCTCCCTGAGTATACTTTCCAGCTTGCGCGAGCGTTGCTGGCCATTCGCGCCGTCAAATGCCCGGAAGTGTTTTGTCTCCAGCGCAGGGATAGTCCTCTGTGAGCGAATATGCTGGATGAGGTCCCGCTCATAGTCATCCATTGCCAGCCGTACATCATCCGCATGGGGCTGCTGGCGCAGGGTCCTGAGCTTCCGCAGCTGCACATGCGGCACGGCGTTCAGGTTAATGTCCCTCGGGAGCAGAGCCTGGAGCTTTCGCCCTGAGCTTTGCAGCCGGCGCTTCAGCGGGATAGCCTGGGTGAAGCCCTTCAAGAGCCCGGCGCCGCCACCTATGAGGGCCAAGTCCAGCGCTGCGTCCCCGGCTACCCCAGCGGGGTCCTCGCCCAGCGTCGCGGCGAGAGCCACCCTCCCAGCCTCAAACGGCAGCAGCGCGCCGGTGGTCTCCAGTACCGTGGCCCGCACCGGCCTGCCAGCCTTAGCCGCAGCCTCTGCCCCACGGAACAAAGAGCTCACCAGCGGAAGCGCCTTGGAAGCTGCTTGCACTGGACGCAGGAACGGCACCAGGAAGGTCGCGCCTTCGCCTAGGAGTTCCGAGGTCAGCCCTAGCGCAGGGTTCCTTTGTCGAAACTTATCCACACCCTCCAAGGGGTCCAGCCCGATGAGTTCCGGGCCGGCGGCGGAGATAGCACTCTTCCCAAAGAGCTCAACTCCCTCCAAGAAGTCAGGCTCAGTCGAGGGCGTCCCTATCAGGGCACGGACACGTTGTTCGCTGATGGGCACTAGGGACCTGCAGGTGCCGGGGCGGTGATGCTACGGATGATCCAGTCTGTGAGACTCTGCCTGACGTCAGCCATGTCCTCAGGCTGTACACGTGTCATCAGGTCTTCCAGGCTTTCGTATCCGAAGGCTACAGCTGCTTGGTTATAGAGTTCCTGCGCCCGCGCTGGGTCTTGCGCGATGAACTGCATTCCCTCCGCGCGGGCAGCTGCAGGGATTTCCCCAGCCATAGCCTGCTGCAGCTGCCATTGCTCCAGCGCGTTCATCGACTGCGCCGCCGCGATGTTCCCGTACAGCCCTGCAATAACCCGCAGGTTGGCCGCCGCGCTTTCCATGCGCGCCTGTGCTGCGTTCATGTTCTCACTTGCGACGGCCAGACGGTTTTGCTCATTCTCCGAGCGCACGTCGAAATCTGCGCGCGCGATCTGGCTTTCCAGCTCTGCTTGCGTGCGCGCAAAGTCCTGCTGCGCCGCTGCGAGTTCAGCCTCTTCTGACCGCTGCTGCTGGTCCAGCGCCGCCATGGACTCCAGCCCACCGGCGCCCGCCCCGGCAAGCAGCCCCGCAAGGCCAAAGTCTCCTAGCTCAGTGAGTCCCTGCAGTCCACCACGCGCGATCCCCGCCAGGATGTTCGACGTGCGCAAGTCCTGATCCTCCTCCAGTGGCTGAGGCTCCCCACGCTCTAGCGCTTCCCGCGCGGCCTCGAAGTCAGGTGACGCCACGTCGCGCGCCTGGATTGTAGGTGCAGCCTCCGAGGTCTGCCCAAGCGCATCGAGGACAGACTGAAGCGCGCCGAGGTCAGGCCCGCCAGCAATTGCCGGAGGTGCAGTGGGAGCTGCCGCGGGAGCCACCCCAGGCACAGAGACTTCTGTTGCCGGTGCCCCGATCGGCTCGGATAAGAAATCATAGATACTGGGGAGCCCAAGAGTCCCCACATCAATAAGCGCATTTGCTGCTCCGCGCAACATATGCTCACCACGCGGGGCGCCAGGCTCAGGGGGACCAAACCGCGGTGTCGGCGAGGTCAGAAAATCCCCAATCGCATCGAAGGTGTCGCTAAGAAAACTTCCAGGATTAACATTGTAGCCCGGGTACAAATCCGCTGGCCCTGGCGCTGGGAAACTTGGAGTCGCCGCGGACAGGTCAGGCCCCAGAGCCGGGTGGAATGCAGCGGCTGGAGAGGCTGCAGAAGCTACAGGAGGCGCAGAACCAAAGGTGGGCAGACTCACATCGGGCGCGCCGGCAGGAACAAAACCCCTGGTTGCGCCAGTGGGCTGCACAGCTGGCACCGGGAGCCCTGTTGTCTGCGGGAACGGGTTGATGCTCCCTTGCAGGAGCAGAGCTTGCAGGATGTCCGGCGTGATCGAACCTTTGAGTTCTGCCATCTGCTTATCCTATATATCCGCGTAGCCCGGAGGACCTCGACGACCTAGCCTTGCTGCTGTGACTGGAGGTGCAGCGTAAGGCATTCCACCACCACCTCCGAAGAGGTTTGTGAGCGCCCCAGGGAAAGCCCCGCCGCCACCGAACAGACTCGCGGCCATCCCGGCGCCTCCAAGGAGCCCCGTGGCAATCTGCGAGCCAATTCCTGGAGTCCCACCAGAAACAGTTCGAGTATCGCTGGTCGTCCCCGAGGACCCCGCAGGGATAGTGCTGAGGATATTGGCCTCAGAGATCAGTGGCCTGAACGCGGCGCCTTCTGCCTCAGCCCGCTGCGCCAGAGCCTCTTGGATTGGCAACGCGTCCAGGGCACGTTGTCCGGCACCGGCGCCTCCGATAAGCTGCGCCGCAGGCAGCCCTGCCGTCGCGCCAGCAGTCAGCATCGCGAGCGCCTCGTCCCGCAACATGCTCTCCCTGGCGAAATTCTCTCCAACCATCCGCGCGGAGATATCACCAGTGGTTGTGCCGACATCCCGCCCTGCCTGCCGGATAGTCTCAGGCAACCGGATATTGTCTCCGGCGCCAAACAGTTGAGCCCTGGATGCAAGCTCTGGCAGGATGAGCTCGCTGAACTGTCGCTCTACTGGACGGATTGCCGCAGCGATGTTCTGCGCCAGCGCCGGGTTGCTCGCCGGGTCCAGGGTGTCCCCTCGCAGGCGCGCCAGGGCAAGCTCTCCGGCAGAGGCCCCGCCCTCAGCAAGCAACGGCAGAGCCTGGCGCCCAATGCCCTCCGCGAGCCCCAGAGCCTCAGTCTCCCGTGGGTCTGCCTGAGCCACGAACGGCCCGGCAAAGGGTGTGCTCGGCGCCCCAAGACTTGCAGCCCTCGCGCGCGGCGCAAGGCCAGTCTCTGGATCAAAGAAGAAAGGCCGGATGTCAGAGGAAACCGTGTTGTCCGACTTCCCTACCGTCTTGGTCACTTCATCGCTCTTGCCAAAACCCATCACAGACTCCTAGGCATCATGCAGTTTCTTCACCAACGTCACCCGAGACTTAGCATATTGCGGCAGCAGCTTGATCCAGCCCTCACGACCTTCAACCTCAACCTCAGTGCAATTCTGAGCCTTTGCCCAGTCTTCGATCCCGCTGATCTTGTCCATCCAACGCCTGATACCAGTACCACAAACCCCAGTGATAGTACAGACTTTCTTCAGCGGAAATGTTGTAACATACGTGAAGCATATACCCAGTATCTGCGGCCCTTCTGAGATACACCAGAGCTGCAGCTTTCCATGGAAGAGGTCTCCCTGGAGGTCCCCCGGGCGGTACTTGGCCTCTAGCATCCGCTCAAAGCCGTCCATATGCCACAGCCTTGGCAGTGCAGCCGCGGCGGCTTCGCTGGGTATGAGAGATAGGTCTATCACATCGTTGCCGTTGCTACGTTGCCGTACACAATTACTGATAAAAACTCTGGGTTCTGTGCATGATTTGCTGCATCTGAAACACTGATCCGAAATACATCAGATGCAGTATCTTGAATACCTATATTATGAGGATTGCCACCCGACGAGTCTACTATAGCACTTATAGGATACCAACCATGAGTAGCTGTCGTTGTCACTGTAGCCATGTCCACAGATAAAAAGATATCAAATACACCTGTAGAAATTCGTTCCATGTTCCCCACATTATGCCCAAATATGGGGGCTACTTGTGTTGCAGTTGCAACTGGACGATGAAATGAACCAACAGCAACTGGCATCAGCGGATGGTGCAGCAGCAAATCAGCTGGAATAGCCTTGGTGCCATTGGTGCCAGCTTGGACCTCGGTCGCGGTAGAGAGCTGGATACCCCCAATCGCATCATGGCGGGTCTCCCACAAGGTCCCCCAAGCCGTGGTATAGTCCCCATTAGCCGTCGCTGTGGCTGTGACGGTTTGCAGGATGTACTCTGACGCGGAGCCCACAGCCAGTCGCGTGGCCGCTTTGTCCAGCCCGGCAATCACGATGTCGCCCTGGGTTGTCACGACCTGCCGCGAGTCCGCCGAGATATGCCATTCGGAGGCGCCTGAGATGATGGTGATTGCAGCGTACTGGGCACTCAATACTATCGTGGTAGCCCCGTCGATTGTCTCCGAGCCGTTTCCATCCACAGTGACGGTGTTGGTGCTGGAGTCGATCTTCTTGATTGTTGTCTCCAGCCCGGCGCCCGCAGAGGCCAAGGTTGGCAGCGTGACCGTGCGGTTCGCGCCCGAGGCATCCACCGTCACCAGCAACTGGTGTTCTGCCAGGGTGATGGTGTAGTCTGCAGTCTTGGCTAGGACAAGGCTGTCCCCTAGCGAGCCCCGGATGATCCAGCCGTCGTCGGAGGAGTTCCGCTGCTTGAGCACGTTGTTGGTGGTGTCTGCCCAGAGCATATAGGCAACCGTAGTGCTCGGCGCGGAGGCGCCTGACTGCAGCGACGTGATAGCCGCCAGGGCGTTGTTCACGTCCGTCCTGAAGTTCGGGAACGTCTGGTTGGCAATATTGAAATCGTGCTGGCTCATCCTCGTAGCTCCGTCACCAGTAGCGTCGCCCGGGACAACTCAGCCGGGCCTGTGAGGTTAACCTTGTAGATCACGTCTTGGTCCAGCGGCTCTTCCAGGGCCATCATGGAGATGGAGCCGCTCCCCAGAGAGACCTCATCGTAAACACTTGTGGTGCCACGCACCATCTGCCCAGTGACTTCTGCGTCAGCCTGCGCCATGAACAGCACAACAGTCAACGCCCTTGGCTGCTTCGGCACCGAGACAGTCAGGACCTCAGCCGCGCTGTCTCCCAGGGTCTGCGCATCCATCGCAACCGCGCGCCACGCAGGACAGGCAGAGTATCGCGCTAGGTCTGTCAGGTAATCCGACAGGGCTCCACGGAGGTCTGTCAAGAACCCCTTGACGTCAGCCCTGGGAAGCGGCAGTTGCGGAACCCGAAATACCATCAGAAATCATCCCCTCCAGCGACACCCAGGACCTCGAACCCACCCAGACGAAAGGCATCATCAGTGGCTGTGCATGTCAACTTCACGGTCAAGAATGCTGTCTCCCTCTGGGAGTTGGTGAACTCAAACCCATCCGCAAGCGCCGCAGCGGTGTCCCAATCAATCGAGTCGTCTATGTCCTCCTGGTAACCCAGGGTAATGTTGCAGCCTGCCCCTGCTAGGTCCCTGATCCGCGTTCTGACCACATCCACGAACTTGTGAACATCAGGGTCCCCGAGGTCCAGCGGCTTGGTCTGGACACTTTTCGCTAGCGCAGACCCGGCAGCGTTGTCCGTGCGCCCTTGTGCAAAGAGCCCACCAGTGGCTGTACCCCCAGTGGGGTAGTCTAGCACAGAGCGCTCTGTCGCCGCGCTCCGGCCGTAGTCCCCGATTGTCCAGCTGTTGTTGAGATATCCATAGGCCAGGCTTTCGCTATTGTCTGTATCGGACCCCTTGGGGTAATACCAGACAATGCGGCTTTGCGCCTCATCGTGCCAGCCCCAAATCTTGGTCTGTTGCGCTGTGTTGAGGTTGTCGGTGATGTAGGAACGGAGCGCAGGGTCGCTTATGTAGTCAAAAGCCTCACTCCCATCACTCGCCCAGATACCCAGAGGTCCCCAGCCATAGTGCCGCCCGTTGGCCTCCACTACCGAGTGTTTCGACAGCGCGCCAATCCCTGTAGCCGCGCGCTTGTGCCCGAACATGAACGGCGCCTGGACAAAACTCAACCTGAACGAGGCATTCGCTCCGTACATCATGATAGCATCGCCAAGCATCACCGCCGCGACCATGGCCCCCGGGAGCTCGCGCACAATCGCCTGTCCTGCTGTTGGATACTGCACAGGGTCCCAGTTCTCTGGCTGACCCGCAGCGCACCAGGAGTACCCGCGGTCGGAGTCCGAGGTGTTAAACAGTAGGAGGAACTGACCCAGGCGCAGCACGATCTCAGCGGTGTCCACCAGCACCCCCGCGAGGGCAGCAAAGGCAGTGGTCTCGTCCTCCTTGTAGACCTGCACAGCATCAATCCCGTTGGCGGCGAAGGTCCAGTCCCCCCAGGACTCCATGCTCCAGAGTGTAGCCGGCGTGGTTTCCAATTGGTCAGTGAAGCCCTGGTAGAGGCCGCCCAGGCTAGCTACGGCTCCGCCTGTGGTTCGCTGGAGACTTGTCGCCGTGCCGATGTAAACCGCAAGGCCGCCGGTGGACAGGCGCTGTTGTAGTAGGCCGTTGATGGGAACAGCAAGAGAATTAGAATAGGTAGTCCCTGGACCACCATCATCGAAGTCCCCAGGTGCATCATCGAAATCTCCCGTTGCGTCGTCGAACAACAGAGGGAACCCGTCCGGGGTGTTCCAGCCTTTGTCGGTTAGCACCGCTCCGTCATGGAACACAACATTGGAGCCAGTTTTCCACAGCGGTACACTGAACTCATGCACAGAGGGAAACACCCCGGAGTCCAGGGGAATTTGCACAGTGTCCTGGATCGACGCGCGCTTGGGATATGCAGCGAGCCGGTCAGCCATCAGAGGGGTACCGCATCTGGAGGTTGCCTCCGCCGAACTCAAGCGAGGTCTCAGCGATGTCCATGGTGTCGTAGATTTCCTGGCGAATAGCCTGCCAGCGCTTCATTCCCTCAGTATCCCGAAGGCGCGCGGAAATATTATACATGACCTGGGCCTCCACGAGGTCATCCCCGTTGGTGAACCACCAGCTGGTCGCGGTCCCGGTCCCGGTGCCGAAGTTGGAGAACTCGAAGAACCCGGCCTCGGCAACTTCTGTGCTGGCTGTTTGGGCATTCAAGACCAGGTCCACGTCCCGATCCAGCCAGAACGCGGTAGGGACCCCGGTAGTCGCGGTGCTGTAGGTGGTAGTCCGCGCGGACAGGTCCTGAGGCTTGATCTGATCCAGGTAGATGAATTCACTATTGGAGTCCACAATCCGCAGGAAGTCCACCCGCTTGACCAGCTTATCCGTAGCGCTGAGGATATCCGCGAGCACCAACCGCCGGGTCGCAGTGGTCATCGAGATCGAGCTCGCGAAGAAAAACATGTTGTGGAAGTTGTTGTTCCGCTCCAGCTGGCGCACAGCTTGCTTGATCCGGATGAGCAATACATCATCCAGCGCTGTACCCCGGCCCAGGGTGGCCGAGATATTGGTCAGGACCTCGCCAAGGTCAGCCGCCATCCTCCGCTTCCTTCTCGCCCTCGGTTATAGTCTGGGCTTCCTTCTCGATCGAGTCCTCGATAAACTCAATCCCAGCAGTTGTGGCTTGGGAGTCCGCGAAGGCTTCCACGCGCCACGCGCCAGAGTCCAGTATCCCAAGCGTCGGCTGGCAGGGGCCGTAGCCGTAGAACAGGTCGTCCTTGCCGGTGAGCCTGGGCATGGTGTCCATCAGGAAGCTCCGAGGCGCCACCGAGATAGTGTGCCCCATCACCTTGCCCATGCCGATCCAGTACTCCACGTTGCAGCGTCCGTGTTCGTAAGGGTTCTCCCGCCCGGGTATTTTGTAGTTGTAGTCACACCCGAACAGGTCGATCTTGCCCGGCTCGCCCGCGAGGTCGAAACAGAGATACGCATAGGCAATCGCGTAGGCAACCGAGTTGACCAAGTAGGAGGACTTGTACGCCTGGATGACTTCATGCAGCGGGTACTCCATCGTGCAGGACAGGTCCTCGATCGCTCTGCAAGTCACCACAGGAATGTCATGATGCTTGTAGATGTCTAGGTAGCGTCGGTGAGGCTCCCAGGTCCAGTCGTGGATGTTGAACGAGCGGTGATGGCGATAGCAGAATGCAGCGGCGTTGACTGTCCAGACTTCGCTTCCCTCAGCGTAGAAGCGGTGATGTTGGTCGTACCCAGCGGTGATCCAATCCAGGCCGGAAGTTCCCATGCCTAGAATGGTAACGTGGTTCAGCGGAATAGGCTGTTGGACTCGCTCTTCGCCAAGTCCAGACAGCCGAACGGGTAGGGCCGGAGGAGGGGCCGAAGCCCCTCCCTCAACCTTCCGTGCGTCTTCGCCCACCTAGCTGGACCTCGGGACCATGTACAGCAGGAGCCCCGTGCGGCCGGCTGTGGCCGTTGTGGTCTGCTGCGATGCGTAGATGATCTCGTCGCCCTGGGAACCCTCGTAGGTGATCCACGCCGTGGCTGTGGAAAAGATATTGAGGGCGCCGGTAGCCGTGTCGGTAGCAAAGATGTAGTCATCGAGGATGGCGTCGTCATCCTCCTTGGTGCCGATTGTGAGCGTGCGGGCCGTGGCGGTGCCTGTACCAAAGGCAGCCTCCACGGGCACGATAGCGCCCACGATCTTGAAGTCGAACGGGGCAGACTTCGAGCCCACGTTGACGTTGGTGGTTGCCGAGCTGTGGAGCATGTAGCCAAGGTCCATGATGTACAGACCAATGGCTTCATCTCCCCTCTGTCCCTGGTTCGTCGCTGTCGCAGAGAAACCAGGGACTTCCCGCAGGACCCCATCGGGCACGACCCCACGGGACCGTGCTTCGGCGATAGGGTCCCGACGGATGGCTTGGGTAGCCGTTGCCATGTGTCAGTCCTCCTTACGAGTCAGCCGCGGCCGAGGACACGCCCTTGATGAGGAAGTGCGAGAGGGGGTGGTGAATTTCCAGTCCCATCTCGGTGAGGTAGCCAGCCTTGAGGCCGTCCACGCCACGGTCCTGCATGTCGTTCTGGAACTTGGTGTCGCTGTCCTTGAGGGGACGATACACCAGCTCAGCCATGTCGAGGACCACCATCCACGAGTTCCGGGCGGTATAGTCGGCAGTGCCGGTTGTGCCTCCGAGGAGGCGATTGAAGAGCGGGTGAGTCTTGCACACCAGCTCGCCGAACGGGCAGCTCAGCCGCGTGACCGCCATTCCAAACTCCTTGATCCCCGACTGGATGTTCCAGGTCGAGTTCTTCCGGATGATCTGGTTGAGGGTCAACAGGGCTGTATTGCCCAGGAAGCAGACCTTCTCCTGAGAGCCCCACCGGAACATGCGTTCCAGCCAGCCTTCCAGGGTTTCCATATCGACTGCCGTGCCGGCGTTGTTGACGACGTTGGTTGAGTCGATATACTCGATGGCGCCGCCTGTCGTGCGGAGCGGCTTGCCATTGCGCGTGGTCTCAGTGCGGGTTCCGAAGAACAGGGCTTTCTCAATCGCCTGCTGGTGATCCTCGAAAGCCTCGCGCTTCGCTTCCTTGAGTGCATCGCCCGTGCGAAGCCGAGTCTTGAGCGCCGTGCGGGTCGCCTCCAGGGTGTTCCGGAAAATCTGGGTGTAGTTGTACACCTTGACCGGATCGTAGTTGATGCCTGTCGGCGCCGGCGAGCCTTCCTCGAAGGCCGAGCCGATGACGAACAGGTTGGGGTTGACGCCGGCGCCGGTGGCGGTGATTGCCGCCGCTGTGGCCGTGCCGGTGTAGGCGCGCTGGACTGGAATAGCCGTGTCCGAGGACGGATCGCTTGTCACGATCACGATCTCGTTAGACTCCTCCAGCAGCAACAGGTCGCCTTCCTTCAGCGTCAACGCGTCCGCGCTCACCGTGAGCGTGGTCACTGCCGCTGTGTGGGTAGTGGCAAGAGCCAGCCGTTGACTGGGCATGGTCTTGGTCCACCAGTTGAATTCAGGATCGTCCGTGCTTTTCGACTTGAGCATTGAGGTCATGGCGAAAAGCGGGGCCATCCCGTTCGGCTGGAGGAGCATGATGCCCTCCCGCCAGTTCTTGGGACGTTGGTTGGCTACAAAGCCAGACGTGTCCCGCAGGCCCTGAATGGACATGCGTTACCTCCTATCCAAGAGTGCTGAGGATGTCGTTTGAAGTTGCGTCCTCGGGAGAGGTAGCCGGCGCGCCAGGACGAGCGCCTGGACGTGCCTGTGGAGCTGGCTGTTCCGCGCCATTCGGCTTCGGCACGAACCCTGCCAGAGCAAGGGCTTGGAGAACCCGAGCGCCAAGCGCGTCACGGAAGTCAGGCGTCCAGGGAGCCTTGCCCCCAAGTTCACCCTGCAACTTCTGCGCTTCAGCTGAGACAGTCGGGCCAAAGGTTTTCAGCTGCGGGAACTTCCCGTAGAAGTCGTCTCTGACCTGCTCTTGCCGCGCCTGTACCGTTGTAGTCTCTTGAGTCCTGGTTTGGACACTCTCGGAGACCTCGCGCGCGACATGCTCAGCTACGCGTTGGTGGACAGACACCGCGATGGACTGAACCAGGTGTCCCAGCACTTGACGCGCCGGTTCACGTTGCTCAGCCTCGAGCCCTGGGAACAGAGCATCCATGTACTGGTCTGGGACCTGCACAGGATACTGGTTTGCGATCTCGGCAGTCTTCGCCGCGGCAGTATCTGCAGGCTGTGCAGGTGCTGTTACCGCTGCGAGTTGACCTTCCAATTTCGCAATCCGCTCCCGAAATGCGGCTGCCTCATCGGGCTTGGCAGCTTCCGCTGCCGCCTTCAGTCTTGCTGCAGCATCCGGCTCTTCCGAAGGCTGCTCTCCAGGAGGCTTCTCTCCCTCCTTCTCAGACGGCTCGCTCGCCGCTCCCGCCTTGGGGCTTGGTTCGCCATCGGCCTTGGGAGCTTCTTCGCCTTCGCCTGGGGTCTTTGCGTCGGCGGGCTCGGAGGACCCGATATCCTCAGCCGTTGACGCAAATGGGTCTCGGCCAAGTATGGCCTCGATATCAGCATCCACTGACGGGTTGGCGCCCGAGTCAGGGATGGGGCTTGTTGCGGGCTCAGCGGACTCAGCAGCGGGAGTGGGGGTGGGATCGTCAGCCATTGTTTTCCTCCTCAACTATATCCTCAACGGTGTCCTCAGCGGCACACTCGTGTAGTACCTCAATCGCGCGCAGGAGCCCACTGGACTGCCCCTGCTGCTTGGTCGCCTGGGCTACGCCCTCCGAGGTGGTCAGGTCCATGCTAGCCAGGGAACGCAGGCCAGCATCAGCCTCTTCCTCGACCTCTGCCAACGCCGCGACCATGACAGAGGAGGCAAGCACTCGTCTTAGTTCCTCACGCCGAGAAGGAGCCAGCATCGGTCACTCTACTCCCAGGGTTGCGCTCCAGCGTCTGACCGCCTTGGGAACTCCCGCCAAGCGCGCTCGGGATGTCCACAGCGTCACCAGCCTGCACCATCTTCTCCACCTCTGCGTCAGGCCTTGGCTCCAGCCGCATCGACTCAATATCCTTCGCGCCGCCGAGTTCCGCAACATGCTCGAATATCTTGGACAGGCTGTAGCTTTGTCTCAGTGCGGGGTCCGCTTGGACAGCCTGAAACACCTGTCTCCAGACATCAAACATGGCTATACGATCAATGGGGAGTGTACCATCATGGATTGGATAATGGAAGTCCCCCACGACCTCAGTAGGTCCAATGTTGATGGGTTCCGCTATACCTTCCTGCCCTACCACTTGCAGGAGGTATTCCTCGGAGAGATACTGCTGGGTGTTCAGGCTCATCTGCTCGGTGAGGTCCACGAGGCCCTGAGCCGAGATCAGGCGCCCCTGGGCCGACAGCCGGGAAGCCGCGGACTCCCCAGAGATGCGCACCTCGGAGGCTGTCTTGCGACTGCTTCCCTCCTGGACCCCCATGAGGTTCTCGGTCACGGCGGACAGCTGCTGCCCCATCCGCATGAACAGCTCAGCATCCCGCACGTGTTGGCCGGTCACGTCAGCGACAGGGAACTGGGTGATAACAGTTCGGACATCCTGGCCAAACGCGCTTCGCTTCAGTCGAAGGATACGCGCCGCACTGGGGTTCTTGAAGTCCTGCATTTCGACGCGGCTGGGGTCTACAATGAACATGTTGTTCAGGGTTCGCCGCACGTTGTCGATATGGGAGTTAATAAGCCAGGTCACTGCATCCTGCAGCGGCCCGAGATAGTCAGCGATCCCGAGTTGGCCAAAGCCGTAGCCCATGGTGTAGGGCTCTGAGACACAGATCGGGTGCATCCCGTGGTCCATCCCCAGGGGCTCAGCCTGCACAATAACCTTCTTGTTCAGGATGGTGAACAGCCACTTCTCAGGGGCTTCGCTCTCCCCGAGACCCAGCTCCGCAGGGATGATCTCCACTGAGCCCTGGTCCCGCTGGACAAACGCCTTGGGCAAGGTGGTCTGGCCCCCCGGGGTCGAGGTGCCCAGGGCCCGAATGCTCCGCGCGGAGTCGGAAACCTTCGCCTGCGGCAGGGCTTCCGGAGTATGCTCCACCCACTTGAGCTTCCCGTCAGCCTGCTCGCGCAACAGGATATGCCGCCCGGTGAAGTCCCGCCAGAACACGAACTCCCCAAGCCGATTGACCTCAGTCATCGGCACGCGCGGATCAGGGAAGAACATAAACGGGTCTTGGGCAATCACCGTGTTGCCCTGGTACACAATGCGCTGTTCCCGGGAGCGTTGCATAGAGCCATTGGCTCCGGTGATGACCGTCCTCATCGCGGAGGTGTTTTCCCACAGGGTCCGCATCACCCCAAGGCCATAGACTTGGGTATCCTGCAGGAACTGGAACAGATGCTTCACCAGCCGGGAATGGTCCGCCTGGAACTGCAGCAGAGTCTCCATAGCCTGCACAGCCTTGCTGCCGCCTTCTTTGTAGCTGCCCACCTGGAACATCGGTCGGCGCCCGGCGAAGGTGTGCAGGAGGAAGGTCACGATGGTGGACACGGTAGCGAAGGTGTAGGGCACGATGATGGAGGTAATCTTCGGCGGCTCCCCTGCATCGTTGAGCGCCGCGAGGTCCTCCTCCCACTTGGGCAGATCAATGTAAGCCTGGATCTTTTTCTCCTGCACCGACCAGCGGGAGTAGAACTTGGACATCTCCTTCTCAGAGTCTTCCAGCCGGGACACGAGATAGTCCAGGACCGTCCGATGCAGCTCGGTCCCCGGCTTTAACCTGTCGATCGGGCGCCGGTCCGAGTCAGTCGCGGTGAAGGAGGGCCAGTCCGCCTTGGGAAGGGCTAGGCCTTGCGACTCTGGCGCGGTATCGGCCATCAGACGTTCTTGGCTCCACTGAAGTCTGGCAGCGCTTTGAGCGCCACGTAGGCCTCAGCCATCGAGGCTTCTTCAGAAGCCGCGTCAAAGGGCCAGAGCGTGTCTGCCCCACCGATAGCGAAATAGGTTGGCGCATTGGCTACAGGTGTTTTGCCAGCATCACGTGCAGCTTTGCTAAGGTAGGAGAGGAACCCCAACCTCCCCACCCTGTTCTCCAGGTCCAGTTCCATGTAAACCAGCCGGTGATAAGCCGCCTTCACACCGCTGGGATACTCGATGCTCTTTTGAAGTGCCATTCAAGCCTCCTATGAAGCAGTCGTACTGTTGGTGATGAGGCCTTTTGTAGCCAGCTCAGCCAGAAGATCAGCAAGCGCAGCCTCTGGATCATTGCGCGCGCCGGAGATTGTAGCTTTGATTGAAGCCCCGGCTCCAAAGAAAGCAATCCGAGTCGCGCTGGAAACACGAGAGACAGAAAACCCAATGGAGGCGCCATCGCCTCCACATATCTCTGTAACCCCGGCGGCTTTTGCTGAGATAACAAGACTGATATTGGCGTCAGTTCCGACAGCAAGGAGTGTTGGCTTATTGCTTGAGGTCGCTCCCGAGAACTGCCAGCTATTTACCGTTGAGGCCGAGGTGGACCTAAACTCAACAATTTCCACGCCACCTGACGTGATTGCCAGAATATCCGAGGATTTCCAGGCAATACCCGTGTCGGGATCTGCGCGGTTGGGAATCACGGTTGGATTGATACTGCTGGCTGCTTCATTCAGCAACGTCGGGCCAGCCGCATTGCTTAGCCAGAGGTCCCCAGTTAACTGCCCACCACTCTTCCGAAGGAACGAAGGAGTCGCGTGTGGCTGGCGGTGTATGCGGGAGAGCGTACTCATGACGGAGGTGTTCCGTAGAAGGCCAGGGTCAGCACCGCAGCCACATCGGCGATCACGCTGAAGGTGGTCACGCCTTCGAGAGAGCGCCAGTCAGGGTTCATTTCCGCGGCGCTGCCATCGGTCACGTCTGAGGCTGGAATTGTCGCGGTGCCAGCGTCCCAGCGAACCCAGAAGTCTGCGTCGGCTGCAAGGAGCACCACATTCGCGCCCTGGTCAGGGGTCACGGTCTCGGCCACGCCGGACGCCAGGGAAAGGGAGTCAACATACTGAGCCGCAAGCGGCGCGCCACCTACGACCATGTACTTACTGAGGGTTCCCATTCAGCACACCTCCTATATCACGCTGTACTCGCCGCCGATCTCCTCCAGGAGGGGCGGCATTTCATCCTCTGCGAGGTCCACTTCCCCAACTGCATGGGCGGCGTAGGGGTCGAGGAGGGCAATAGCTCCTGCTTCGCTGTCGATGTAGTCATCATGCTGCTCGATCCCGGGCCGGAAGTCAAGGAGTTGAGCTTCCAGCTCGGGGAAGCGGCGGATGTGAGCTATATACCCTGCTGCATACCGAGGTTGCAGGATGCCCATGATACGCTCTTCCTTCTTGGTGTGGTGAGTGACCGGGACCACCTCGAAGTAGTAGTTATGGCGGAACATCTCCTCGCGTATGAGGTGCACCAGCGCGGCTTGGTAGGAGTTGCTTTCCACGCCACACTGCGAGGGCTTATGGTACATCGCCAGCTGGAAGTACTGATCCACAAGCTCCCGCGGAGTGCATCCTCTCTTGCCCCAGGACTCCAGGATATAAATGCGACCGTTCTCGTGGATACCCGCCACAGTGATGGTGGCCTCATCCGCGCGCCGTCGCTCCGAGATCGCCGGGTCCAGGAAGATAGCCTTCTGCATGGGCTTCTTGTTGTCCGGGACCTCCCAGCGGATATACTCCGGCTTGAAGGTCTGCAGGTCGGAGGGCCTGGACTCGTTGAAGTACTCCATGTAGTAAACGTGCAGCATCCCGGCGCGGGTGTAGCTCAGCTTTTCGCTTTCCAGCGCTGCGTCGTCCATGCGGTCAGGCCAGAGGAGCTCCCCATTCGGAAGCCGCGCGCCGAACTTCACAACTGTCCATTCCGGGTCGTTGGACCAAGTAGGGAGTAAACACTCCGGATGGAGCATCGTGCCCAGTGCGGTGATGTTGGCGTCAGGGTTCATAATCGCAAGCGCTGGCTTGAGGTCACCGTAAGCCCACTCAATAGTCTTTTGCCTTTGGGCCTCGGTGGAAACGCTTTCCTTGTCCTCAACATCATCCACGAGTATCTTCACCGGACGCTGCCCTCTGTGCAGCAGCCCGCGGACCTGGGAACCCCGCCCCCTGGCGGCCATTGCTATTCCATGCTTAGTCTCAAAGAAGTCATGCGCCCAGCGCTCAGGGTCCTTGAGTTTCGGCTGGAGGTCCCCAAAGACAGCCTTGATCTTGGGGTTGTCTATGAGTTCCCGCTTGACGTTGTCCAGCTGCATTTCCGCGTGCTTGCCGCCCTCGGAGACATACACTGTGAAGGGGGTGACTTTGTAGAGGATGTCGGAGAGGGGAACCGCGATCCCTGCAATGGTGGTCTTGCTGTATCCGCGCGGCACCATGAGCAGGGTGAACTTGCCCAGGTCCATGCGCACTGTGCCATCAGGGAGCAGCTGGAACACCCGATGGATGATGCCGTCTCCGTCCTCGTGGAAGAAGTGCTCGCATATCTTATCAAGCTCTCCATAGATCGGCAACCACGAGGCGTCCCGGGTCAGGATGGCCAAGATGCCTCTGTGGAACCAGGGGATAGGCTTGGGGAACAAATGTGGCAGGAAGGTCTTGCAGAACAGTACCTTGTCCTGGAAGCACCGCAGGGCCAGCTTCTGCTTCTCCTCTCGGGAGAGTCCTGGGCCCTGGGTCATATCTGGAGCTCCTCCTCCACACTCGCATCATTGTCCTCTGGCTGCCAGAGAACGCAGACGCCGTTGGGGTGGATAGGGCCAAGGACATACTCGCAAGCCCCAGGCGAAAGGAAAAACAGACAAACCGCGCACGCGCGCTGAGGAGTCGTCGCGTCAGTATAGCCAACGGACTCTTGCTCTAGCTTATCGCCAATGTCGTCGAGGAGTACCTTAACCATTATTTCACCACAATCTGGCCCTTCTGGTAGGCCTCGACAAGCATCAGGCGAACCTCATGCTCAGAGGCGTCCAGGAGAGCTTTCATCTCAAACTTGGATACTTGTGTGGGTAGGGCTTTATCCGGCAGGCTTTCCAGCATTGTCATTGCGGCGCTCTGGAGTTCCCCTACCGACACACCCGGCATGAACACACTCTCTGTACTAACTCCCTCCGGGAGAGAGTTATCAAGAATGTCCATGAGCTCAGAACTAACCTTCGGGTCGATTGGCTCCGGCTCTATCAAGTCTTTAAGGAAACTTTCCAGCTTGGGCTCTGGGACGGCACTCAGTTCATCTATTGCCGGGTTCAGCTTGCCTGCGTCTATGGCGTCCTCGATTACCGTAGCCGCGTGCGTGTCAGCTACGAGCAACATTTCATCAAGCTCTGCTTGGGGAACATGTGGGAGCGCAAAACCTGCGTTGACTGGGTCTTCAATGACAGCGGCCAAATCCTCTGCAGCGTTAAACGCTTCCGCAGGCCCGTCGAAGAACTGGTACTGTGTTGGGGGTAGACCAGACGGCGGGCCTAGCTTGCCCTCATTGATGACCTCTCCAATTATGTTATACTGCTCAGGGTCCGCCACGAGCAATATCTCGTCAAGCTCCTCCGTGGACATGTCTGGGAGTTCAATAGCTGGATCGGCGTTGTGGTCTATGATATTGTCCACCAAGTCACTGGCGGCAAACTTAGCTTCTTGCTCAGTGACAAAGTGTTGGAAAGCCCCGGGGTCAAACGGGTCTACAGTACTTTGAGTAGGAGAAAATCCCGGCGCGCTGTTCACAACGAGCTTACCCGAGCCGACCAGATCAGATAAGGTCTTGTATTTATTTGGACTTGCGTTATCCGCAAGCGTTTTCGCCATCATCTGACCGATCACGAAGGGCGCTCCCGTAGGCTGATTTGCCTGCGCAACCAAACTAGTAATTTCACTATCAACAAACGCGCTCGTCATGGGGCCTGCGCTTGTGGCGCCCTTGATCGCGTTCTCCAGCACATTTACGTTAGCCTCTATGTCAGAGAGTCCCATTGCTGGATTATCCAACTTAAACTTCTCCGCAGGCGTCGATGGTTGTGGTACAGCTCTAGTATCCCCGGTCACGCTACTGGTCAGCCCGTCGTTCCAGAAGCCTAGCCGCTGGCTCTCTCTGAACTCCATCGCATGCGACCGCCGCGATCCGGCAAAGTATTGATAGAGCTCATGCCGCGCGCGTACCATCTTCCTGTGCGCCTCGTTCATCACAGGGCCGTGCTCCGCCAGCAAATCTTCGCTTTTCTTCTTAGCCGCAGCCATTTCGGCGTTTATCCTTTCCGTAACAGCCCGCGTTTCTGCCAATCTGTAGGCTGCGTCATCGCGTAGTTCGGTTATTTCAAAAATAGACCTTCCAGAAGGAGACGCATTTATGTTGAGGCGCGCCAGGCTTAGTTGATGCTCCAGCTGATCCAGCCCCATTTGGAGACTCTCAATACTGGGGAGCATTGAGATGTTTTGCGCATGACCCTCTGCTTCGCGCATAGACCTCTGTGCTGCCTTTAACGCATTGGCGGCTCTTTGCGAAACCCTCTTTTGAGCCATCACGTTACGCCAGAGCGCGCCTGCTTTGATTATCCATTCCAGGTCTTCTTGCCCCCAGCCGCGGAACTTGGTCAGGCGCTCCACAGGGCCATGCCCAGCTTCAAGTTTCTTGTCCGGTCCCCAGAAAAATTCCTCCATCTGAGCTGGAGTCAATTTATGATTGAACCCTGCCGCTTGAATGTCGCCCAACAAATCTATTGCTATGTCTGCATTGTCCGCGATATCCTCCTGCCTGTACCACCAGGCCGCGCGGAAGGCCCGACTCTCTGAAGTTGCCGCGTCAGCAAGAATGTTGCGGTAACCTGAGGGCCCGACATGCCCAGTACGCATTATCGAGTCTCGATACGCAAAATCGTTCCTGCGGTCAGTACGCCCAATGTCAGCGTACTGCGCAGATAGATCTTTCAACTGCTCCTTTTCTTCTCCTGCACGAAGAACCAGCCTTGTGGCGCGATCTGTCTCTGCGACAGTCATCTCTCGCGGGAACAAGAAACCCTGTCCACGCTGTCCACCCTGCCCATAAGCCCAGAACTCATGCTCGTTGTAGTAGTTCATGGGCTTGTGTGCGCCAAGCAGTCTCCCAAGCTGCTGTGCTGTGCTCACGGTGTACCGCGCCGGGGATAGGTTCATGGCCCCTTGCACCACACTGTCGGGGATATCCACAACAAGCATCCGGTCTTCCAACGCGGAGCCAACCTCGTTGAGCCGTGTTTCGTTCTGGAGTGCGCGCTCGTCCAGCGCGTCCTGCACCTTCGGCTCTCCCACAGAGGGCATGGCTGCAGATGGGAATACACGCTCTTGCCGCGTTTGGCGCGTACCCGGCATAGGACTGCCAGCAAAGCGCCCAGCTGTCTCCGCAGTGAGACTAGACGACGTCCCTGGAATTTTGAGCTCAGCTGAGCGCCCAGTGTTGAAACCCTCTCTAATAATGGACTCTTTCGCCCCCGCACTGCTAGTTCCATGGAACAGCGGTAGCTTTCGCTTGGACCCGCGCGTGCTGTCGGGGAAGTCAGTAGCGCGGCTGGCTTTGTGTGGAACCTTATCGCCAACCTGGAGCGTGAATGCGTCTCTGAGCTCCCTGTCTGTCAAGCTGGTTGGAATTTCGCCCGGGGCTGAAGTCTCAACTATTGCGTTGAGTGCTGCCGGGGCCGGGGCCGCTGGAGCTGGCGGCAGCGGAGGCAAGACCTCCACTGGAGGTGGGAGATTTATTGCCGGCCCAGACGTTGGGGCTGGAAGGGCAGGCTGCGCCACCGGCGCAGGCAAAGCCGGAGTAGAAGCAGCCGCGCCCGTTCCCTTCCCTGCTGCGGACGTAATGTCCTCAGCCGCCTCGCCCAAGAGCTTCCCGCCCTTGGTGAGCCCCTTGCCGCCAGGGAACAGGCCAGCGATCATCAGCGCCGCGGCCCCGGCATTCAGCGCGCTGGAGCCATAGTTGCCCGCAAGGAACGCCTCGCGCGCGCGCCCTGCCGCGGGCACCCCGGTCTCCTCGAAGGCTGCAGGGAGGATATCTTCCGCAGGCAGGGCCCCCACGAAATTCCCAAAGCCAACACCTGTGGCAGGGACGCCCAGTGCAGCGGCAGTGCGCTTGGCGTCCAGCACTGGAGTCTGCACTGGGGGCGGCGCCATGAGGGCCTTGAGTAGAGGGTTAGCCAAGGCCAAGTCCTCGCCCAACCGCTGCCTGCGGGGTGGGATTGGAGCCCAGAGCTTGAGCTATGAGCTCCGCGGACAGCTGAGGCAGAGGCAGGGAGCCCGGCAGCTGCGGCAGAGTAAGCCCCAGCGGCTTCACAGGCGGCCCTGGCTGGGGGCTCTGCTGTAGGGACAGCATGAGCTGTAGGGGGGTGAGCCCCGGCATCACACTGTCTCCAGGCGCGCGTGGAGATCAACAGGGCCAAGAACCCAGGGGTTGCTATCCGAGCGGTACTCGAAAGCTGCGGACAGCGGGGCGCCTTCACTGGAACCGCAAACGAAGCGGCCCTCTTGTTGCTTGAACGCCTGGGCCTCGTCATTGGAGATCACCACCTCCGCGAGCTTCTCCACGGCGCGGATGCCGGTGATCTGGGTAGGCATACCCAGGGCCTCTGCCAGGTCAGTGATACGGAAGCTTGGCATCTCCGGCACGATGATCTCCCCACCGGGAGAGTTCTGCAGGGCCTCAAGTGTCAGGTCCACTGCCCCTTGCAAGGTGAACCAGAAGCGGGTCATCTCTGGGTGCGTCACCGGCAACGCTGTGGCACCTTGGCCAATCAGCTTGCGCCACGCCGGGATGATCGAGCCTGTGGAGCCCGCGATGTTGCCGTAGCGCAGCACAGTGAAGCGTGTGTCTTGTGTGCCTGCATATACCCCTGCGTTGGCCATAAGGCGCTCGGCACATAGCTTGGACGCACCATACACTGTGACTGGCGCGGCAGCTTTGTCGGTGGAGGTCATCACGACATGCTTGATCCCTCGGTCCAGCGCGGCCTCGATCACGTTTTGCGTTCCCAGCGTGTTGATCCTGACAGTCTCGAATGGGTTGTACTCAGCTGTGTCCACACATTTGAGCGCAGCTGCATGTACAACATAGTCCACGCCAGCGAAAGCACGCAGCAGCCGCGCTGGGTCGCATATGTCTCCGATGAAGAACCGCAGCGCTGGGTGATCCCCAAAGGCAATACGCATTGAGTTGTGTTTGTGCTCGTCGCGAGACAGCACGATAACCTTGGTTGGCTTCCAGCGTGACAGGAGCTCGGCTACCAGCGCGCGCCCAAAGGCACCAGCTCCGCCAGTTACGAGAATAACTTTTTCGTTGAACATGTGCAGCAGCCCTTTCCTATGGCCCTGGGAGCCCAACCAGCGACAGCACCGCGTACAGCACCGCGAGGCAGCACACAGCCATGACCCCCAGGGCTGCAGCTTCCAGGCGCGCGGTCCGTTTGCCTAGGGAGTGCATCTTTTCTTTCCCTGCCTCCAAGCGCATCACCACGTAGGTCTGGAAATCCATCTTCGTGCCGCCAATGAATACATGACCATTGCCGTCGCTTCGCACAGAGGTTTCGGTTTTGTGTATCACTCCTCAACCTCCTGACACTCTTCCCGCTCGACTTCATCATCAAGGACAAAACCAAAGCAGTTAGATCGTAAGAACGCACGCACTGTTCCCATTTTGATTGCCCAGCCCATATGCGTAATAGCTCCAGCACCCCAAGCTACGGATACCATAGCTGGCACGCCAATCATCTCATACCGGCGGCTGTCGATATTCCTGTGGAAGAGTGCACCGCCACTGTTGCCAAAGATGATGGGTGCCGTGGCAAGAAGATACGGATAACCATCTACCACCTCTTCCATGTGACCGAGCACGCCATCCGTCATGAAGGGAGGTTTCCCAAGCCCTCCACCTACGGCATAGACCGTCTCGCCTTGATACAAGTGCTCGTCTTCAGGCAGGAGATTGGCCACATGGCTCACCCCATTCTCTCTGTCCCGTATCTGGATCAAGGCTAAATCTGCGTTGGCGTCATAGGCCACGATATCGCCAGTCTTGCCTGACGTGCCAATGAAGGCGCTGAGGTTGTTGTATTGGTGCCACCGGGCTTTCACTGGAGATCGACGCTCGGTCTTCACGTCCTCTTGCTTCTGCGGGTTCCATTCTGTGCCGACCTTGATGGCTCCAGCTACAACATGACGATTTGTGAGAATGAAGGTTTCCCATTCACCAGCTTCATTCTTCTGAGAATAGATGACCGTACCTGAACCCATTCCGCGCCCGGCTTCAACCTGCACAACAGCATAAAGCATTTGCTGGTGCTTGAGAACAATCTCGGGCGTTCGAGCCTGTGCTGTCCACGCCGTGACGAGCAGCACACAAGCAAATATACACTTGTACATTATCGTCTTCCTCTCCTAACGCGCCCTCCAATGCCAAACGAGAGGGCCATTGCTAGGGCCAGCGAGTGCCTCGGCCGGGCCCTTGACAAGATACGGGCCAACCCCTGCAGAGAGATTGTGGCAAACTTCAACAAGAACAAGACGATCAGCAGGCCACATGCAGCCAACAAGCCGAGCGTATCTCGCAAGCTGATGAAAAGCGTCCTCGGTGTGGGAGAGCTTGGCCTCCAGGAGCAAAGTGCCTTCGGGCAGGCGAAGGAGGCCATCCGGAATGGCATAGCGCGTGCGGCCAGCCTCTTCATACTCCAGGCATGGTTGGGCAAGGAGCGAGCGCCCCGGGTAGCAGCGCTCAAGCTCCTTGAGGACCTTTCGCTCATAGGTCCTGCCCCGGGCCGCTGAGCCCCGGAGCCCCACCCTCTGCAGGCGGGAGAGCCACTCCGGGGGACTCTTGCACAACCGTACCCTCGATGGTTTGGGCATTGGCTTGCTTCGCCGCTTGCTTGATCGCCGTGAGTTCGTCATCAGTGAGCCCCCCAGAGTTGCTGGACTCAGAGCGCTGGACTGCTGGGTGTCCTGTGCGGTCAAGGAGGTCCCCCACGATTTTGTGCACCTGAGCCAGCGGAGTGTCCGGGTCCTCGACAGCCGCATGGAGTCTCCCGAGGCCCTCATAGGCTGCCAGCTTCATGCGCGCAGCGGGGTCGGCCACTGTGGCTGCATCCCGGCGCTCTTGGTAATAGGCCACCAGCTGGCGCATCCCCTGGGCCTTCTTCAGTGTGGAGATGGTGGAGGCACTCATCTTGAGAACCTGCGCGATGTGGACGTTCTTGTAGCCAAGCACCAACATCCGCGCGATCTCGTGGTGTTTCTCGCGGACAGCGGGGATGTCGTAGGAGCTAGGCTTGGCGTCCTGGCGGGCGACCTCGAGCTCAATCAGATCGTCCTCGGTGAGCTCTCTGACTGAGTGGATGTTGAGGGCGGGCACGGGAAGCGCCCCGGTATAGCTGTCCGCATTGCGGACGACTATATCCACCCCGCGCGCCGGCTTACCCTCCAGGAGCTCCGCCACCCTGGTCTCTAGCCCGTCCAGGTCGTCTATCACAGGCACCTCAGCCATAGCTTCAATCCCTGGCTGTCCGCGCAGCTCTCCTGCCAGCTCCCGCCCACTGTACCCAGCCGCGCGCGAGTTGTCAAGCCTTGGTGCGCCCAGGCGCACGCTGCCGGGGCGGCCCCGCTATACAGTTTGGGTCTATATCCTGTCCTGTGCGAGCAATTTGAACGGTGGACCCTGTGAATGGTAAGTACCATTCACAGGGGGGCGCCCCGCATGCTAAGGCAGCATGGCTGCCATGCGCCGGGTGCATGGCTCTTGGCATGGCCCTTGCCGGGCAAGAATCGTGCCAGTTCAAGAACCGTGCCATAGGTCATGCGCCACGCGCATGGCTGGGTTGCATACATATCATAGGTCATGGCATTGAACTTCAACCTTGGCATCCCCATATCAAGTATACGGTTGGCGGTTGTCGCCACCCGGGCCAAGCAAGGAGACCTACATTGGCACAACGGAAAGCGGAAGCGTTCGACGACGCAACCTATGCGGAAGCGTTGGCGGACAACGTGGAATTCGACCTTGCGGCGCAAGGCTTGATTTCCGTCACCATGCCGCGCGAGACTACCTTCACCGTGTATCCCAAGACGGCGTCACTTCGCAAGGTTTACACGCTTGACCTTGGCGACTTGTTCGCGGACCTGGGCGACGGCGTCGGGGACTTCGTGGCGCACTTGGTCATGCATGGCGCGCAGATCAAGTGCCAAAGGTCCAACGCGGCCGACTCGACCGATACGCAAAGGCCGCACGATACGGCCTTGGCGATTTGCGCGGGGGACATCGGCGGCGCGGGCGAGTCCGGTCCCACGTGGATCACGGAACTCCGCAAGGGCGTCGTCGCGGCCCTTCGCAAGAACGGCGAAACGGCCAAGGCCGCAAGCGCAGCGGCCAAGGTCATCAAGTCGCGGGAAGACCTTTTCGCGACCTACAACGAAACGTCGGCCACCCGGCTTGCGAACGATGCCGACGAGTCTATGCAACGGTATGCCGACCTTGGCGGATTGGACATGTCGGCCCCGCCGACCGAGACGCCGCCGACCGAGTAAGACCACAAGGGGACGGGGCCGGGCAACCGGCCCCCAACCTTTTCCATTTGACCTGCCGCCGTCCAGGTTTGTCCCGGAGGATGAGGCACCATCACCTCCTCACCCATCCTCCGGGGTCAGGCCCTTAATGGCAGCGTGGTGGTCTAGCTTGCCCCCACCAGCAAACCTTCAGCAAACCTTCAGCAAACTCAAGTGAACTGCAGCATTATCCCAAACAGCGCATCGCGGCCATCCCGCCCAAGGCAAAGGTGAGCTATACAGGCCAAGGAGCTCAGTCTAATATTTTTTTTTTTTTATATACACTCAAGGACAGGACCCCCAGGCTGGGGGATATAGCTGACCGGGACCACCCGGCAAGATGCCCACCATGCACTGTTTGGCAACTTGGGGAAGTTCACTTGAGTTTGCTGGCAGTTTGCTGGTACTTGGGGTCATTGGCTTTGCCCCAGCGCTACACCAAACCTGTTGACCGCGCGCGCCGGGTGTGGTATCGTGTTGGGGTTAGGGCAATTGCGCCCACAGGCCACCGGGCGGCCGTTCCAACCTACCCCGCCCAACAAGGAGACTACCATGCAAACCAACCAGGTTACCAAGGACCAACTCACCCGTTGGGTCGCAGCACTCATCACCACAGTCGATGATTGCGGCTCGGCACCCGCCGGCGTCCTGTACGCCGGGTTCCAGACCGATGGGATGCCCCATGATAACTTCACCCACATCCTGGGTGTGTTGGTCCAGGGTGGGATCATCAAGGTCCAGTCCAACATCGTCACCCTCACCGCCGAAGGTCGGGTGAAGGCCAACGAGTTGAACGCCGCCATCGCCAAGGCAAAAGGATAAGGAGACCAGACATGACCACGCACTCCATCGACCAGTACTTACGCCCCACCACCGTTGCTGAGATCATCGCCGACCTGGTGGATCAATACTCCCGGGACGGCTTGGGCCAGGCTGAAGTCAACAGCCTCTCCGAACACATCGACGAGCAAATGGCCCAGTTGGTCGATCTCGTTGGCCTTCCCGATGCGCTTCGCCTTGTGACCTCGACGGTCCCCCGGGCCTAGACCCCACCACAGAGTGCATCTTCGGGTGCACTCGATGGTGGCGCTTAGGTCACCGGAACGGGGCTTGGCCCAAGGGCTTGACCCCATAGCCTGGAGAAACACACAATGGCTAACAAGATCGAACTCGCCCACGTTGAGTTGGGTATCCGCACGGTTGACACCCCCAGCCCGGGGCGCATCCCCGACAGGCTGTCCGAAGCCACGATGACCTTGCTTCAGGTCCACGCGGCCAACGGTGACCTGGCTTGGGTCGGGGACATGTGCAATGAGCTGGAACACGGGATCGTCCCGCTCGATGCGGAAGAGAAGGCTGCATCTTCCGGTGCGGACAACATGTTCTACATCGACTCAGCGCGGGCCATTGGCAAGGTCGTGGAAGACGGCAACTGGACCGAGCCAGTCGACCCCGACAACGGGGAGCCTGGCACCGACGTGTTCGCGGCTCTTGCCATGGGCTACGCGCACGCAGTCGAACGCATGGTGGAAGAAAAGATGAACCCGAAGACCTGGGACATCTATTGCTTCGAATATGCGATCGAAACCTATTGCCACAATACAGTCGAAAAGTGGTAGCAAGGACCGGGGGCGGTAGGCCACGCGCTTGCCGCCCCCACCTTCCGAAGGGAGCCTTGAGTACAATGCCCAGACCTAAGATCACCCGTCAAGCCGAGCGCCTGCGGGTATTCCACTACATCAAGGAATATCGCAGGATGTGTGCGGGCCAGGACCCAAGCAATCGCGAGATCGCTGAATGGGTCGGCATCTCCGAAGGCCTCGCGCAGGACCACGTCAACGGGCTCCAGGGCGCCACGGGCCTCGGCGAGATCAAGCGTTCGCGGAAGGGCCTGCTCAAGTCCCCGCGAGAGAACGACGCCAACCTCGTCGAGGTGGATACATTCATCCAGGACCACGGCGGAAACAGGAGACTATAGGAGACCCATGATGGAACACACCAAAATCTCATGCCACCAGGATGGCACTTTGCGCATCGGCCTGTCCGACAAGGACTACAGCTTGCTCGGCAAGCCCGCGCGGATCAACGTCAGCCTTGGCGAAGAGAGCCTGTATCTCTCCGCCGTCCCGGAAAACGACAGCAGGTCCGGATGGGGCCTCAGCGATCGCCTTGGTCGCCCGTTCCTCCAGATCACATCCGGTTTCACCTGCGATCGCCCCTTCAGCGGCGAACAGGTCAACACCCAGTGGTTCGACCGCACCCGCAAACTAGAGATCAAGCCGCATGAGGGTGTGACCTTCATCAAGCGCAATGGCCGCACCCCTGAGCACACCAGGGCACAAGCCATGCCACGCCGCCCCAGGGTCTCGTCCGAACTTGACGGCTTGAAAGCGGCAGTCCAGACCATCAACAAGGCTGTCGCCACCGGCACCGCCAAGGCATTCATGCAGTCTGGGCGCTTGGTTGTCGAGGCCACAACCGTCACACGCCTGGACTAGGAAGCCCGGAGCCCAGCACAGAGGGGGAGGCCGCGCGCTTCCCCCTCGATGGTGGCCTTCCGCCACTAGGGGCACAGCCCCTCTTCAAGGAGACTGACCAATGACCATCTGGTTCCAAAACCCCGGCGAGCTCGACATTCGAGGCGCCACCATCATGGGCCTGCACGCCAAGGAGGGGGACCACCCCGTGGGCTTCTTCGGCACTGGGCTCAAGTACGCCATCGCTGTGCTGCTCCGCACCGGCCATGAGGTGGTGATCCACTCGGGCGAGACCGAGTACAGCTTCACCACCATCCAGGAGTCTTTCCGCAATGAGCAAGTGGACCTGATCTGCATGCAGCAGGACCAGGAGCCCCTCCGCGAGCTGGGCTTCACCACAGACCTCGGCAAGAACTGGGAGGTCTGGCAAGCCTACCGTGAACTCCGTAGCAACGCCCAGGACGAGGGCGGCCGGGTCGAGACTGGCGCGCCCGCGCCCACTAAGGGCACCACCCTCATCGCTGTCACGGGCACTGGCATCCAGACCGCGCACGCCAAGCGCGCGGACTACTTCATCGAGTCCTCGCCCATGCTGGACCTGTCCACCGTCCACGTCCACAAACAGCCGGGGCTCGCCATGTTCTACCGTGGCATCAACGTAGGCCCGCATGGGAAGATCGGGCTGTTCACCTACAACATGATCGCCAACGGGCGCCTCACCGAGGACCGTACCATGGCCAACACCTGGCAGTTCGGGCGCGCAATCGGCGAGGGGCTGGCCCAGTACTGCGAGGACGAACGCTTCCTGCGCAAGGTCCTGACCGCCCCCAGGGACAGCTTCGAGGCTGGGTGCATCCTGTTCGACACTGCCGATTCCACCGACGAGTTCATCGCCCTCGTTACCAAGCTGGGCAAGCAAGGCCGGCTCACCAACCAGTCTGCCAAGAGCATGGTCGAGCGTGAGGTGGCTGAGACCCTTGACCCCGAGGCCTGCAAGCTCACCGCCACGGAACTCACCCAGCTCAAGCGCGCCAAGGACTTCTGCAACTTCGGGGGCTTCCCTGTGCAGAACTACCCCATCATCCCCGTCGAGGTCCTGCCCGGCGGCGCGCTGGGCTTGGCGAGGAACGAGACCATCTTCGTCGCCCGCAACTGCTTCGGCCAGGGCACTAAGCAGGTCGCCGCGTGCCTGATAGAAGAGTGGGCGCACCTGGCCCACGGCTTCTCCGACGAGTCTCGCAACTTCCAGAACTGGCTCTTCGATCGTTTGGTCTCCGCGATCGAAGACCGGCGCGGTGAGCCCGTCTAGGCTGCACCGCAGAGGGGCCAGGGAATTGGAACGCTCTGGCCCCTCGACAATGCAGCCCGAAGGGGCACAGACCCCCGATACTCAAACTGAAAGGAGACCCTGATGCAAGTTGTCAAAGACTGCTGCCCCGTGTACGAGGACGCCTGTGGTCATGATGAGGCTGAGGAGTTCGCAGGGGTCATCTATGGCCCGCACGGCGGCCGGCCTGGACCCTGGGATGTGTACTTCATCGAGAACACCTATGTTCATCCCGGCCCGGAGTTCGTGGAACGCACAACCTACTGCTGCCGCGGCAGCGACGAGGACAGCGACTACCTGTCCGGCGACCTACGCGACCTCACTCACGAGGTCCACGGGCGCGACAACACGCCTGTATCCGCTGAGTTCTACCTGTTCCGGCTCTGCATGCTGGAGCTGTACTTCCACCTCAAGGAGACCCACAAGGAGTTCTGAAATGCCCCACCCATTCACCTCCCAACAGCAGGCCTTCGTGGATGCCATGCTGCATTCCGAAGGCTCTATCCTCATGGAGGCTGTTGCCGGAAGCGGCAAGACTACCACCATGGTCGGCGGCGCCAATGCGCTGCCGGAGTCTACCAGCATCATCGCTTGCGCCTTCAACAAGCGCAACGCAGACGCCCTGGACCAGGTCATGCCAAGCCATGCCACCTGCAAGACCATGAACGGCCTGGGCCACAAAGCCTGGGGCAGGATGACCGGCAAGCGACTGGCCTTGGAAACCTCCAAGACCTTCCAGCTGGTCAAGCGCCTGGAACTCTGGGATTTCGCGGATATCATGCTGGCCTCGCGCATTGCGAAGTCAGCCGGGTACATCCCAGAGGGAGCCATGGGAGGCGCCAACGCCAGGGCTCTGCATTCCGAAGGCGAGGAGTTCTGGCCCCAGTGCATTGACGACCACCTCATCGACACCAAGGGCAGGGACAGGGCCTGGATGAATGCAGCGGATGACCTCGTCCGCGCCTCCATCAAGGAGGCTTGGCAGGGCAGCATCGACTTCGACGACCAGATCTACATGACAGCCCTCTGGGGAGCTCCCATGGATGTCGCAGATGTCGTCATCGTGGACGAGGTCCAAGATATCTCGCCCATCCAGCGAGTGATGATCCACCGCATGGCTAAGCGCCGCCTTGCCGGAGCCGGCGACCGCAACCAAGCCATCTACGGCTTCCGGGGCGCCAGCTTCAGCTCCATGGACGAGTTTTCCCATGAGTGGAACTGCACTGAGATGCCACTCACTGTATGCTTCCGCTGTCCCCAAGAGGTCGTCCGCGAGGCCCAACAGCTGGTCCCCCACATCGAGTGGGCTGACGACGCCCCCCAGGGCCTGGTCCAGCACCACGAGAAATGGACTATCGGAGACCTGCGCTCCGGGGATGTCATCATCTGCCGGAACAACAAGCCGGCGGTGAGCCTGGCCTTCGCCCTGCTCCGTCAAGGGGTCCACTGCACGGTCCTCGGGCGCGACATTGGGAAGAACCTGATCCGTCAGGTCAAGAAGATCGCCGACCGCCTGGGCACCACGGACCTCCTGGAGTGGCGCAAGGAGCTGGACCATTGGACCGCCAACGAGTGCGGAGTTGCCCGCGCCAAGTTCAACGAGGGCAAGGTCCAGAACCTTGAGGACCGGCGAGACACCCTGCACATCTTTGCCGAGAACTGTGGTGGGGACGGGATCGAGCATCTGATCGCCGCCATTGAGAGGCTGTTCTCTGACAGCAAGGCGCCGATTACCTTGTCCACTATCCATAAGGTCAAGGGCCTGGAGTTCCCGCGCGTGTTCTTCCTGGATCGGCACCTGCTCCCCAGCAAGTATGCCAATGGAGGAGACCAGCTCCAGCAGGAAGACAACCTGGTCTACGTGGGCATCACCCGCGCGCTGGAGGAGCTTCACTACATCACATCGGAAGGACTACAGTACGCTCCGAGCAACTAAGAGACCTTCATCCTCTGAAAGGAACCCACCTCATGATCCTCGCAACCTTCCCCGTCGCCGGTCTCCAGTACCACGCCGGCATCGCCTACGCTGACGCCATCAACGAGAACGATGAGCTTCAGCTTGTCCGTGAACCTACCAACGCGCACGACTCCCAGGCCGTGATGGTCTTCCACATGGGCATCCAGCTTGGCTACCTCCCGCGCCCGGTCAACCAAATCGCCTTAGCCCTGAAGGTAGCGGGCTGGGAGATCACCGCGGAGGCAGAGCACAGCGGCTCGGCCAATGTGGTGCTGAAGGGAGAACCAGCCTGATGGGACAGCCCAAAACAGTCCAGCGCTTCGGCCAGACCAAAGCCCTGGCGGACAAGGCCCTGGAGCTCGGCACTGTCACTGTGCAGGGCCTGACCGAGAACGCTTCCCGGCAGCTTGCCAACCGCCTGAGCGCCCTGCGCCATCGGGACCGGCAGGAGACCAAGAAAGCCTACTCCCCTGAGGACCCGGAATACGACACGAGTCCCTATGACGCCCTGAGCTTCATCAGGCAGGAGAAGGAGGGGGACAGTTGGGAGCTGGTCATCACCACTGAGAACATCAAGGGCATAGGGCTCAGGGTCCTTGGCCCAGACGGGAAGGAGATTGAGCTATGACCCAGGCCCTCCTCCAGTCCCTGGAGTCCACCCTCGAAACAGTCGAGGCCGTGGGCCATCCAGACACCCAGAAGCTCCAAGCTGAACTCATCGTCGCAATCGTGCGCCTGCGTGAGGAGGCTAAGCAAACAGCGCTCGGCCTGGAGGCGGGCGATCCCTATCCCCTGGCGCCCAAGGACCCCAGGCCGCGCAAGTGGCTGTGCTGGTGGGATGAAGACTTCAACGCGCTGGTGCTGCAGTCCCAGACTGGCTACTTCATCTCCTTCTCCATCTCCGACGGCTTCTGGCAAGCGATCCAGACCGAAGCCCGCGCGCCTGGGTTCATCCGGGAGCTGGAGTCCAAGCGCACTCCTGAGAGCCCGGACCCCAAGCGCCTGGACGATCGCACGGTGCTGGCTGCGAAAGCGGCCTGGGAGCAGGAGCGTGGAGTCAAGCGATATGCGTCCAGCGGAAAGGTACATATAACCCTGGAGGACCTGGACCTATGACCCCTGTCCTGTACCTCCTCTTCGCCGCGCACTGGGCCCTGCTCCTCCCCGGAAACCAGGTGGAGTCCCATCACACCAAGTCCCAGTTCCGATCCTGGGACTACTGCATGGAGTATATCTCCCGGTCCTCCCCTAACCAACACATCCTGCTCGCCATCTGCGAGCCTTTCACAAAGGATAAGGAGTTCCCAGAATGACCACCTTCAAAACCGAGAACGAGCGCGACGAGGAAGAGGTTGTGTACCTTCATCTCGTGCGCGGAGACGATGGCATTAGCTTGATTGCCTACAACGATGCCGGAGTCCAGCAGACCTTGCTTTGCGTCAACCTCGACGGAGCCATCTGGCGCAAGGCCCTGGCCCTCGGCCCCGCCGCCAAGCTCGGCATCCCGCTGGACCCCAGCGAGCCTACCCGGAAGGTAGTGTCCTTCGAGTACTCTGGGGAGAGGAGGTAGCAGGGGGCCGGGTATAGACATCCGCATCGCGGACAGCAATACCCAACCCGCTCAAACTAATGAGACACCGGCGCGTTAAATCTGTTGACAATCCCGCGCCCGGTGTGGCAAAATGCACCATTGGCAAACGAAACTTTGCCTCGTTCGGGCACCCCACCAACCACAACGCTGAAAGGTTACCAAATGAAATACACAGCCAAGACCCAGCGCAATGCGCTGACCATTGCAAAGACCTCGTTCACCATTCCGGCCCCCTTCGCGGAGGGCCACGCGGTCACGGCGAACGAGGCTGCGGCCCTGAACCAGCTGCTCGCCGAGAATATCCGCAACAACTTCGCCAAGCGCGTTAAGGAGGGGGGCGAAGCCGATCCTCCAGTCGCTGCGGACGTGCTCCAGGCCGAGCTCGACCAGTACGTGACGGAATACGAGTTCGGCGTTCGGCGCTCCGGCGGCGGCCGGTCCAGCGACCCGGTCGAGGTCGAGGCCATGTCCATCGCCAGGGACAAAGTCAAGGACGCCCTGCGGGCCAAGGGCTACAAGCTCGCGGACATCTCTGCCGGTCGCATCACAGAGCTGGCCTCCGAGTACCTCGAGAAGAACCCGCAGTGGCGCGAGACGGCCAAGAGCGTCGTCGAGCAGCGCAACGCCACGGCCGACGAGGTGCTGGAAGACATCACAGCGTAGGGGGGATTTCGCCAGACATCCCTCTTGCATGGCCCGGTGGTGGGTTTGGGTCTCCTTGGACCTGCCGCCGGGCCTCCAGCGCGAGGGAGCCCAGGTCTCCCCTAACTGAGCTCCCTCGCCTTTCCCTGGAGCCTTAGATGAGCCCTCTCCATCCCACCCTCCCCCTCATGCGCAGAGCCTTACGCTCAGACGCGCGCACACTCATTCGCTGGGCCAATGACCCAGAGGTTATTTCAATTTCCCTGAACCGTACAGGCCGCATTGCCTGGGCCGATCATGTCAGATGGTTGGAAGCCCGCCTGGAGGACCCAGACACCATGATCTGGATCGCCGAGGGTCGCCGAGCAGGTCCCAACGCCACACCGGACACTCCGGAAAATATTCCCATAGGCTATGCGCGGGCGCAAAGAGGTCCAGAGGGCTTAGAGATCAGCATCTACCTCATCCCTGCCGAGCGCCAGCGCGGGCACGGCGCCCAGATGTTGAACTTCGCCAGCGCCGAGCTGTCCAGCCGCTGGCCCAGCGAGCCCATCATCGCTCGCATCCTGCATGAGAACCACGCCTCGCGTCAGTTGTTCCTCCAGGCAGGCTTCCGCCTTGTTGCCACTCTTGGCGACCACCTCCTGTACCGTCACGACCCTGTACATGTCCCCGATTGACCTCATGAAGCAAGCTCTCGCAGCACCCTTTGGCATTGCTGTCAGCGTCAGCGATCCCACCGCGCTGCGCGACCAGTGCTATAAGGCCCGCAGGGAGCTCAACGGCGCCGAGCCCAGCTTTGCCTCTTTGAGCTTCCATCTGTTCCGCGACGAGCTCTACATCATAAGCATAGGTGACACCGTTGGATGAAGACCTAAAGATTGTAGCCCTCCGTCTCTTTGCCATAGACGTGGATACCCTCAAGAGGTTCTACGAGCACCGGGGCGGCTACAACAACGCCGTGCGCCTGATCGTCAGGCGCCATGCCAGGAAGCTGCGCGAGAAGGAAGCGCAGGAAATCACCCCACTGAGAGAAACCGCTGAAGGAGACGCGACAGGATGAACGACTTTGCAAAGAGAAACTCTACAGCCGCTGCATACTTCTGCGGCGGCTGTGGCGTGTACCAGCCTCTCGGACGCCTCATCTGCGAGAGCTGCGACAACGACCTAACGAAGAACATCATCAAGGGGGTTTTCCTCATCCCTGATGCAGAGAAGTTACAGCGCATTTACCAAGGAGACCCTTCCACATGACCAACAACCTCCAACTCCCCACCGGCCTCACTGTTGGCGAGCTCTTCGCCAAGGACCCGGTCTCCATAACCGACGCCGAGCTGGATGACCTTGTCGCAGTGCTGCGATCCAAGCGCCTGGAGTGGCGCAAGGCCGAGGAGATTGCCAAGGCCACAGGCAAGAAGCCCAAGGCGGATAGCTCAGTGACCCTGGAAAGTCTGGGCCTGTAGTCGTGGGCTTATTTCACAAGATAGACGACGCCTTTGTTATCACTTTAAGCAAAGGCGTGTTTCGTCAGGTCGAGGTGTACCATCGAGAACAGAGAGTTTATGCCAAGCACGGCTCAGGATACATAAGACTCTTGGGGGCTAGGTGTACGTCAACCCCAAACGTCTCCTGGGACGAGCTCGATGACCCGAATGACTTGATAGATAAAACTGGTGGGCGCTTCGGTGCCCCACAGTACACGCACTAAGGAGACTCCAATGCCGCGTTCCCAATTCACCACAGAGCTCCCTTCACTCCAGTACGCCTGGGACAATTCCTCACTGGAACCCTTCAAGGCCTGCCGGAGGAAGTACTACTACAACATGATCCTCATGAGGGTTCCCTCCAACACCGCCCCGCCGCTGGTATGGGGCGGCCTGTATGCCAGCGCGCAGGAGAAATTCGACAAGGGCTACGCCGAGCACGGGGACTTTGACAGAGCGCAACGCGATGCAGTGCGCTGGGCCCTCCAGGAGTCAGGCAAGAGGGAGCCTGGCTTCACCTGCGACGATCCAGAGTGCGGCACATGGCAATCAGGGACCATCGCAGACTACGAAGGCGTCCCGCCAAACTGTCCCTCCTGTTCCGAGCCCATGCTGTCAACCTCCCACTGGGTTCCCTGGACCTCCGACGACAATCGCCGCAGTCGCTTCACCCTGGTCCGTTCCATTGTGTGGTACACCGAGCAATTCCACCCGGAGCAGGACCCCCTGGAGACCTTGATCCTCCCAGACGGCTCCCCCGCGATCGAGTTGTCCTTCCAGATCTCTCTCGGGATCACCACACCCTTCGGCCAGGATTACCTCTGGTGCGGCCACATGGACAAGATGGCCAGGCTTCCCGAGGGCGGAGTCTACGTCCAAGAGCGCAAGCATACCGTGACCACCCTGAACCCCAACTACTTCGACAGGTTCTCTCCCAACGGCCAGATCTCCGGATACAACTTCGCCGGCGAGGTTCTCTTTGGCGAGACCCCGAAGGGCGTCATCGTGGACGCTACCCAGGTCGCCGTGGGGTTCACCCGGTTCCTTCGTGGCTACGCTCACCGCACCAAGAGCCAGATCAAAGAGTGGTTGCATTCCACCCTCTACCATATCCGCCTCGCGGAAGAGTGTGCCAAGCATGACGACTGGCCCATGAACGATGCCAGCTGCTTCATGTACGGTGGGTGCCCCTACCGGGAGATCTGCAACAAGGACGAGTCCGTGCGGGATCGGTTCCTGGAGTCCAACTTCAAGGAACGAGACTGGAACCCGTTGGAGGTGAGGGAATAGCCATGCCCATCGTCCAGTCCAGACACAAGGACCCCGAGCGCATTGTGGAAGACAAGAGGGAGAAGCCCTCCGCGCCAGCAGTGCAATCCGACGGCCCTCGCGTGCGCTCCGAGAACCTGCGCACGGACGGTGGGCTTCAACTCCCTTCAGGATACATCGCTTACCCTGACTACCACGACTACCCAGTCTGCTGCACCACATCAACCACTGAATGGAGAAAGCCATGAGCCCCAAGCCTAAGCCTGACGTCCCCAACCGTGTCGTGAACGATCATGTCCTCGGCGCCATTTCAATGCTCAAAGCCGTGGATGAGAACCTTGGCACGGTCCTTGAGCAACTGGACTTCCAGCAGCGCAGAGCTATCCAGGACCTCCAAGGCGAGGCCCGCGAGCGTGAGGATGAGCTCCGCGCCGTCCGCGCCGAGCGGGATCAACTCCAGCGCGAGCTCGCCCGCCTCCACGGCTACATCGAGGCGCGCAACGAGGAGGACCTGATCCGCCGGGGCGGAATGCGGAGCGAGCACAGCGAGGCAATCATGCGCCCCGCACAACCCAGACCCTATGGGGACTCCCCCATGACCGCAAGCGCTGTGCTTGGGAGCCGCCACAGATGAAACCCTTTTCCGAGCACCATGGCCGCAGCGCTACCAAGCTCTGCTTTATCGGCGACTCCGGCTCAGGAAAAACCGGCGCCTTGGCTGCCCTGGTGAACGCCGGTCACAAGCTGGCCATCTGGGACTTTGACAACGGCCTGGACATTCTCTGGGAGTTCTCGGACCCCGAGCTCCTCAAGGCCAATGTCCAGTTCGAGACCTACATCGACAAGGTGAAAATCCAGGGCACTCGCACCGTCCACGTCAAGGTAGACTCTGCAGAGCTCTCCACCAAGTCCCTCAACGAGTTCATCAACGGCGAGCCGACTGACAGGATCATGGTCATCGACTCCGGCACCCACTGGGGTGAGTCCCTGCTCCGCTTCGCCATGAAAATGAACCCAGGCGCTACCCGCTGGGAGTCCTTCGGTCCCGCCATGGAGATGCAGGAGGGTCTCCTCAACGCCTTCCATGGGGTGCCCTGGCTCAACCTCATTATCTGCTGGCACAAGAGCCCCCAGGACATCGACCCTGACTCGGGGCTCAGCCAGTTCTACCCGAGCGCTCTGGGAAAGAAGCTCCCGCCCAAGGTAGGAACCTACTTCAACAACGTAATCGCTATCGAGTCCAAGGGCTCAGGCGAGAACGCCACGCGCTCAATCCGAACAGTCTCCGGCAAGCAGCTGGAACTGAAGACCTCGGCGCCACGGTCAATCCCTGCGGAGATACCCCTCGCGGTGGACAAGAACGGCCTGGCTCAGAGGGGACTCGCGGAGTTCTTCCGCATTGCTCAAACCCAGAAGGGAAGCACCCAGTCATGACAGACCTCAACGACATCCTCGACACAAAAGGCTCGGACTTCAAGCGTCCGCCGCTGGCGCCGACCGGCACCTATCTCTGCACCATCCAGAAGCGCGAGTTCGGCAAGAGCTCCAAGAAGCAGACGCCCTACGTCCGCTACACCTACATCAACCCGATCCCCCAGGACGACATCGAACCCGAGGACCTGGCCGACATCGACCTGTCCAAGCGGACCTTCCGCGATGATTTCTACCTCACCGAGGACGCAACCTACCGGGTGCGCGAGCACGGCGAGATCTGCGGCGTGGACCCCGACCTGTCCATCCGCGAGATCATCGAGGAGGTCGTCGCCAAGCAGGTCCTGGTCTCCGTCGTCCAGGTGCCAAGCATGCGCGAGGGCTCCGACGACATGTACAACGAGGTCCGGGGCTACGCCGCGGTCGAGTAGGTCGGCGGGGGAGGCTTCGGTCTCCCCCTCCCTCTCTTGGAGGCCAATATGGATACCATCTCTCCCAAGGACGTTATAGTCTCAAATCGCCAGCGCAAGGAGCTCGGCGATCTTTCTTCTCTGCGCGAGTCTATCCGCGCGCATGGGATACTTAATCCTATCATTGTACGAGTGCTCGACGAAGAGACTCACCTTGTCGCCGGCGAGCGCAGACTCCAGTGCGCTTTGGAGTTAGGTATAGACCCAATTCCTGTGCGATTTTTTAGCTCGCTAAACTCCACTGAGACCAAGATCGTTGAGCTTGACGAAAACATCCAGCGCAAGAACCTCACCTGGCAAGAGGAGTGCCTCGCTGTCCTGGAACTCCATGACCTCTATTCCGAGCTCGGCGGCGAAGACTGGACCCAGGAGCAAACTGCCGAGCGCTCCGGATACTCCAAGCAGTTCATCAGTGACCATATCGCCCCGGGGAAGGCCCTCCGTGAGGGAGATGCCCAGGTCGCAGCAGCCTCTGGTTTCTCAGCCGCAAGGAGTGTCCTGTCCCGAAGGCACACGCGAGCTGTGGACAGTGGCCTCCAGGCCCTGGAGGAGATTGAGAAGTCTGTAGATGGACCGAAGGCTGAGGTG